TGATCCTAACATGCGTATTAAGAAATCTAATCCAGCACGTCGCAAGTCATTTAGAGCACGTCATAACTGTGCTAACCCAGGACCAAGAACATCTGCCAGATATTGGAGCTGTCGTAAGTGGTAATATGACCAATTGGGAAACTTACGTTAAAGAATCCTATGAGCTTATTAAAGAAGCAGAAACAGCACTTTCAATTACATTAGAACATAATGTTGAAGCATACGTTGTACACTTATTTGCGCATTTCCTAGATAAACCACAGGTTAATACAGAACCTGTGGGTATTAAACTAATGGCCAGTGCCAACTTACCAGTAGCTCAACGCAAAGTATTGCTTAAAGATGTAGGTGATGAATGCTTACTAATTAACGCAATGGAATGGAACAAGCGCCGTTGGCCCAGTGACACTTACTATGCTGAAATGGGTCAATCTGCTTATGTTACACGTGCGTTTGTAGTTAGGCCTGTAGAAGATATCTACGATGATTTAGCCTTGGAATTCACAACAGTTACCAAAGTTCTACGGAAATGTAGAATATCTTAACCATACCGCTTGACTCTAATAAGTAATTCATATACACTATATTTTTAACTAAAGGAATGACACAATGGCATTAATGTTTTCAGCTGAACAAAAGGCAAAACTTATTCAAATCGTTAACGAAGGCGTACAAGTACTGCAAGAAGTAGAAGATTTAAGTGCCGGCCTTAGCGATACAATCAAAGCAGTAGCAGAAGAATTAGAAATTAAACCAGGCTTACTTAAGAAAGCAATTAAAATTGCACAAAAATCTAAATTTGGCGAGACAAATCAAGATCACGAAACTGTTACTGATATTTTAGAAACGGTTGGCCGCACACTTTAATGTCTAAATTTTCAGCTGTGGTTTATACTGCTGGTCGAACAGGTTCTCATTTGATTATCAACAATCTTTGCAAAAAGGTTAATACTTGCAGAAGAAGTGATCAAGATTTTGGATTCACTGATGGTGTGGTTCATACCCATGACCCGTTATATAAACCACCAACTGAAGATTTTATTGCTATAGTAAGTCAAAGAAAAAATCTGTTTGAATCGGTATTGAGTACAGAATTAGCAAAAGTAACTAATGAATTTACTAGTTACACAAATAAACACATAACTCCATATATTATTGACACTCAAAAATTTAAAGAATGTCTTCGACATCAAAAAATGTTTTATCAGGTTATTGATAGAACAAAGTTTAAACAGGTAGTTGATGTGTATTACGAAGATTTACTCTCAGATCCATATTGCCTAATGAAAGATTTTGGTATTGTGGTTGATGTGTCTAAGGGTAAATCACCTTATAACTATTATAACTTGATTATTAATGTTAACGAGTTAATAGAAGTATATCATCAATCAGAAAGAGAAATATTTAGCCAACAAGATCTTGATCATTTTAGGCAGACAATTGAAGCAAACCTTCAAGACATACGAGTAAATTTTAATGGAAACAGACCATGATAGATTACCATAAAACAATTAATTTTATTAAACGTGATTGGCATAGTCATCCTGTAAGACTTTGTTTAGAAACTTTTAATTGGTTTTTGAATATCATCGTTGTTGTTACATTTGCTGTAACCGTGCCCGATGTACCATTCTTAGTAGTCTATCCACTTTTCTTTTGCTGTTTAGCGATAAGCATTTACTCAGCATGGAGTCGTGGAAGTTTTGGTTTACTATTAACAAGTTCAACCATTTTTATCATTGACTTGTTTGGTTATTTTAAGTTATTATTAACATAGTTTCGCTCACATTACGAGCATGTAGAAAAGTTAGCCAGCTATAAATGGCAGGAGAGTAAATGAGTTATGTAGACGCACTATTCGATCGTGCTAAAGATCGTATCCATATCGTTGAACGCAACAACGGTGTCAGAGAATATAAAGAATATCCAGCAAACTATGTGTTTTATTATGATGACCCTAGAGGCAAACATCGTACTATCTACGATACACCTGTAAGCCGTTTTAGTACACGCATCGGCAAAGAGTTTCACAAAGAACTACGCATTAATGGCAACAAACGTATTTGGGAAAGCGATATCAATCCTGTATTTCGTTGTTTATCAGATAACTATCTCGGCGCCGATTCTCCTAAGCTACAAACTGCGTTCTGGGATATTGAAACAGACTTTGACCCAGCACGTGGGTATGCGCCAACAAGTGATCCATTCAATCCAATCACAGCCATATCAGTGTACTTAGATTGGCTAGACAAGTTAGTTACACTAGTTATTCCGCCCAAAAGCTATAGTTGGGAAACTGCACAAGAAATATGTGACCAATATGAAAACTGTTTTATGTTCGAACGTGAAGCAGACATGTTGGATACATTCCTTAATCTAATTGATGATGCAGACGTACTAAGTGGCTGGAACAGTGAAGGCTATGATATTCCATATACTATTGGGCGTGTTACACGTGTGTTAAGCAAAGATGACACTAGACGCTTTTGTCTATGGGGGCAGTACCCAAAACAGCGTGAATTTGAACGTTTTGGTGCCGCAAACATCACTTTTGACTTGATTGGTAGGGTGCATTTAGACTATATGCAACTATACCGTAAATACACCTATGAAGAACGTCATAGTTATAGTTTAGATGCTATTGGTGAATATGAGTTAGATGAGCGTAAGGTTGCCTATGAAGGTACATTGGATCAGTTGTACAACAAAGACTTTCCTAAGTTCATCGACTATAACCGCCAAGATACTATGTTACTAGGCAAACTAGATAAGAAACTACGCTTCTTAGACCTCGCTAACGAACTAGCACACGATAACACAGTGCTACTACAAACAACAATGGGTGCTGTAGCAGTTACAGAACAGGCTATTATCAATGAAGCACATCAACAGGGTTTAATTGTTCCCAATCGTAAGAATAGAGATGACATGGGTGATACACAAGCGGCTGGTGCTTATGTAGCTACTCCAAAAGCAGGCATGCATGATTGGATTGGGTCAGTTGATATTAACTCATTATACCCAAGTGCTATTCGTGCGCTTAACATGGGCCCAGAGTCAATTATCGGACAGATACGTCCTATCATGACAGACCATTACATCAATGAAAAGATGGCTAATAAGTCAAGTTTTGCCGATGCCTGGGAGGGCTTGTTTGCTACTTTAGAGTATACTGCGGTTATGGAGGGCAAGGAAGGCGTTGAACTTACCATTGATTGGGAAACGTCTGGTGAAAGTACTGTACACAGTGCGGCAGAAGTATGGAAGTTGATATTCGATAGTAATCAACCATGGATACTTAGTGCCAACGGTACTATCTTTAGCTTTGAGAAAGAAGCAGTTGTTCCAGGATTACTAAAACGTTGGTATGCTGAACGTAAAGAACTGCAGGCCAAGATGCGTTCATGCACTGACTCAGAAGAGATTGCGTTCTGGGATAAGAGGCAGTTGGTTAAGAAGATTAACTTGAACAGTTTGTATGGTGCCCTACTTAATCCGGGCTGTCGTTTCTTTGACAAGCGTATTGGACAGTCAACTACACTTACTGGTCGAACTATCGCTCGACATATGGATGCGTTTATCAATGAATGTATTACAGGTGTGTATGATCACACTGGTGATGCTATTATCTACGGTGATACCGACTCCTGTTACTTTAGTGCGTGGCCAATGATCAAAGATGAAGTTGCCGCAGGTAATATGGAATGGAATCCTAGTATTGCTATTAAGTTATATGATGACATTTCGGATCAGGTCAATGAGAGCTTTCCTGCTATGATGGAACGTAGATTTCATGTACCACGCAGTATGGGCAGTGTAATTAAAGGCGGGCGTGAGCTGGTTGCAAGTAAAGGTTTGTTTATTAAAAAGAAACGCTATGCTGTACTGATTACAGACTTAGATGGTAAACGAATGGATACACATGGCAAGCCCGGTAAAGTTAAAGCTATGGGCTTGGATTTGAAACGTAGTGATACACCCAAAGTTGTACAAGACTTCCTGAGTGAGATTTTGCTAGCGGCACTTACTGGTGTAGATAAAACTGCTATTATTGACATGGTACGCGAGTTTAAACTAGCATTCCAAGACAGACCTGCTTGGGAGAAAGGTACACCTAAACGTGTAAACAATCTAACCAAGTTTACCAAAGCAGAAGAACGTGAAGGTCGTGCTAACATGCCCGGACATGTACGTGCAGCCATGAACTGGAATAACTTAAAGCGTATGCATGGTGATAACTATTCAATTAGTATTGTCGATGGCATGAAGACTATTGTGTGTAAACTTAAAGATAATCCAATCGGGTTTACTAGTGTGGGTTATCCAACAGATGGCACTCATATTCCGCAATGGTTTAAGGACTTACCGTTTGATAATGACCTAATGGAATCGACAATTGTTGATCAAAAAGTAGAAAACTTACTAGGTGTGCTTAAATGGAATATTACAGAAAGCACAGACATTAAAACTACATTCGATGCATTGTTTAGTTTTGACTAATGAATGAAGTTCAGAAAAAATTAGATGAATTAATTTCGCTGCGAGACCAGATGGTTCAACTGGTTAATACAGGGAAATTTAATGACGCATTTTCTATAGACTCTGATATTGTTTACACAGGCAAACTACACACAGTTGCAAAAAAATATCAGCGAACCTTAAAAGAAAATACTATCGAATTTAATGGCTTACGTAAGCAAAGTCAATGGTTAGCCAAAGAAAGTCAACGATTGGCTAAAGAAAGTCAACGAGTAGCTAAAGAAAGACAATGGTTAACTTCAACAAGTGTTAAATCGTTTAAGCACAAAAATGGCGTAAATGTAAATGATAGTATCAATTCGATAAAACTACTAATTTCAAAAATTGAAGAAGATATTGATCTTGTAACTACAGAATTAACAGATTTAATCGAAATGAATAAAATTAGTAGTTTGTGTGAGTCTAACGAATTTATACAGTTATTTTTAGAAACATATTTATATCCTGGTGAAATTTTATTCAACGACACTACATTAAACACGGTATTATTTAAAATTAAAAGTCATTGCGACTGGCATTATCCTGGATTACAAATTAATCCGTTATCAAAAGAATGGGTTGATTGTATGGTGGCTGCAGATCCGTTATATCTCATAAAACACGAATCCATTGGTGTTGACGGGCAAATTTATTCGAGAGAAAATTTAATACCGGATATAAATATCAATTATTCTGTAGAATATCAACGACGCTTACGTTTGTATACTGTAAGGAATCAAACTTTTTCTGCCTTGCCTCAGAAACAATTCGGAGTTATTGCCTGCTGTGATTTTCTAAATTTTTTCAATATTAATTCTATCAATAATTATCTATCTGCGTTTCTAAACTTATTGCGGCCTGGCGGAAATTTAGTATGTACTATACAGATTAAACATCCATGTATAGTCGGTACATTAGTCGAACAAAAGTATTTTAATTATGCCGCTAATTTAGTAATACAAAAATTATTTAACAATATTGGATTTGAGATTACAGCAGTACAAGACTTGATCTCCGATACTATCAATCAGAAATGTATATTGTTAATAGACGCTCGAAAACCAGGAGTACTAGCTACATCAAAAGCACACCAGGTATTAGGTTCAATAATTAACAAATAATTTTACCATACCTCTTGCATTTTCTAAATACATCATATACAATACATTATAACACTTTATTAGGAGAACTACATGCGTGATCATTTATTAGACATCGTTAAAAACACTTACGGCTTAGGTATTATCGATTTAGTTAAGATAACAGGAACAGATACAGAAACAACCATCGAAGCAATTGCAGAGGATCGTAGTGTTATTGTACAGGCAAAAGTAAACAATCCAGTGCCAGAGTTTGTTGGTACATTTGGTATGCCAAATTTAAGCAAACTAAGCACTATTCTTAACATTCCAGAATACAAAGACGATGCTAAGATTTCATTAACTAAACAGGATCGCAATGGCGAATCAGTCCCAGTAGGCCTACATTTTGAAAACAAAGCAGGCGACTTTAAAAACGACTATCGTTTTATGAGTTCTGAAATCGTTAACGATAAACTTAAAACAGTTAAGTTTAAAGGTGTTAGATGGAATGTTGAATTCCAACCAACTGTTGCTAACATTTTACGTTTGAAATTCCAAGCAAGTGCCAACAGTGACGAAACTACGTTTACTGCTAAAACAGAAGGCACTGACTTAAAACTATTCTTTGGTGATCATAGTAGTCACGCTGGTAACTTTGTATTCCAAAGTGATGTTGCAGGCACATTAACCAAAGGTTGGTCATGGCCAGTTGCGGCAGTTATTAGTATTCTTAATTTGCCCGGCGATAAAACATTCCGTATCAGTGATGAAGGTGCGGCTCAAATCACTGTTGACAGCGGTATGGCAACATACAACTACATCTTACCAGCACAAAGCAAATAAATGATTAAAAATTTAGATATTACTAGCCCGCATTTGACTAGTAGCGCATACAGCACTCCGTACATTAACAACAACGGGCAGAGTGCTGGTACTGTGCGCTACAACACCATGACACAACAAATGGAGGTGTTTGATGGTATTAGTTGGATTAACATTAGTCAAAATGCTAGTATTGGTCTAAGCTGGACTGCTGATGAAGCTATACGTTGGGCTCAGGAAAGAATGCACGAAGATCGCGATCTTAAGGCTAAGATGGAGAAATACCCAACACTTAAATCAGCTTACGAACAGTTTAAGATGATAGAAGCGTTGGTCTACGAGGAAGAAAAAAGTGGCACATGAAATAGATAATTTAACCAGTAAACAAAAAGACTATGCTGTCTTTTTACCTGCACTATCAGGTTTTTATGCTACCTACGTAGGCAAGCAACGTTTCCCCGATCCTGTAAAGGGATTATATGTTGATTCTACTCGGATGCCAGCGGACTTTGAAAATGGTATAGAGGGCTTAAACTGGCTTAACCCTGATGCGGCATACTTTCCATATCACTGGAGTCTATATTCAGCAGGTCACGCAGAATTGGATGTTAATAAGTTTAGCCCAAAAGAAGATATGGTGCGTAATAGAGATCGTAGCCGTAGTTTTATCTTAGGTGACTCGGGTGGTTTTCAGATCGGTAAGGGTGTTTGGGAAGGTGATTGGAAGAATCCTAACTGTCCTAAAGCACAGAAGAAACGTGAACTAGTTCTTACTTGGATGGATGCATACATGGACTATGGTATGTGTTTAGATATCCCAGCTTGGGTAGCTCGTAGTCCAAATGGTCGCAAAGCAACTGGTATTAATACATACGAAGAAGCTGTACAAGGCACTTATATTAATAACGATTGGTTTATTAACAATCGTAACGGTAACTGTAAGTTTTTAAACGTATTACAGGGCGAGAATCACGCAGATGCAGACGATTGGTATGATCGTATGAAGAAGTATTGTGATCCTAAACAATACCCAGGCCGGCATTTTAATGGTTGGGCTATGGGTGGACAGAACATGTGTGATGTACATCTAGTATTGCGCAGACTTGTTGCATTACGCTTCGATGGTTTATTAGAAGAAGGGTTGCACGATTGGATGCACTTCTTGGGCACAAGTAAACTAGAGTGGGCTTGTTTGTTAACTGATATACAACGTGCTGTCCGTAAGTATCATAATCCTAAATTTACAATTAGTTTTGACTGTGCAAGTCCATTCCTTGCTAGTGCAAACGGGCAGATTTATACCCAGACCGAAGTTGAAGATGGTAAGAAATGGGTATATCGTATGGTTCCTAGTGTGGACAATAAAAAGTATGCACTGGATACACGTAGCTTCCGAGATGCTGTGCTACAAGATGGTAAGTTTAAATCTTTTACAGAAAGTCCAGTTAGCGCACGTATTAAAATTAACGATGTTTGTATATATCACGATGGTGTACGTAAAACTGTTGCAGAATTAAACGGTGAACCATTTGATGTGACTAATCAAGATCATTATACTACATTACCTGCACTTAATAAGATTAACAAAGTTGGTAAAACTTCTTGGGATAGCTTTGCTTATGCTATCCAAATGGGGCACAATGTCTGGAGTCATTTGACTAGTGTACAAGAAGCTAATCGTCAATATGACCAGGGCATCCGCCCAGCTATGTTATCAGCTATTACTGCTGATAAAAAGTCACACAGAGCATATGATTTAATCTACTTTAGAGACATTGTTGATGCTATATTTGCAATCGACAACAGAGCAGATGCAGAAGCAATGATAGAACATTACAATCAATATTGGATGACTATTCCAGGTTCGCGTGGTGCAGTTGGCAAGAAGACCATGAACACCAGTACTACATTTGGTAATTTATTTGAAGAAGTAGAGGCGCCCGAAGTTGAAGAAGAACATCATATAGATGATAGCGGACTCGACGAAACAAATCTTAATAACCTAGAAGCTGGGATGGAGGAATAGTTGGCTAATAAAATTTTCCCTATTAATACAGCAACCGCGTGTCAATTAAAATGGGTATGGTCAACTATCTTTCTAGCTAGCGGAACAACTGCAAGTTGTCACCGTACTAATCATCATAAATTTGATTATAATACGTTTAATTTCCATAATACTCCTTCAAAAATTAAAGATAGAGAAAAAATGCTTGCAGGAGAGTGGCCGAATCGCGGATGTGAATATTGTAAAAATATAGAAGATAGTGGCGGAATAAGTGATCGTATTACAAATTTAGATCTGTGGGAGTTCGATCCTTCAAAAGAATTACAAGCCAATAATATAACTACTACAGTTACTCCTCAGATATTAGAAATATATTTTAATAATACCTGTAATCTAAAATGTACATATTGCGGTCCATATTTCAGCAGTTTATGGAATGATGAATTAAAAAGATTTGGCGACAAAACATTTGTAACTGATATAAATTATGAATCAAACAAACAAAAATGTTTTGATTGGTTAAAAATAAACATAAACGAACTTTATCAATTAAACATATTAGGCGGCGAACCACTATATCAAGATGAGTTCGATCAATTACTTGATGTACTCGAAGATACACCTGCGCCTGAACTAACATTAACTTTTTTTTCAAACTTAGCAGTTACACCAGATAAATTAATTTCAAAAATTGACAGAATAGAACAATTAATTAATAAAGGCCATATTAAAAAATTAATGATCACTGCCAGTTTAGACTGTTGGGGTCCCGAGGCTGAATTTGCTAGATTTCCACTTAATTTAAAAACATGGGAAAAGAATTTTAATTACATACTAGACAAGGAATGGATTAATGTAGTAATTGGTAGTACAATTACTCCACTAACAATTAAAACCTTATATGTATTATTAGAAAAAATTAACAAATGGAATGAAGTACGACCAATATATTGGTATGGTAACAGTGTTAACGATCCTGATTTTATGTTTATAGATATGTTTGGAGATGTATTTAGAGATGATTTTAATCGTGCTATTGACTTAATGCCAACAATGTTCCCCGAACATCAATCGATAAGGAATTACCTAATGGGTATCAGGGATCAAGCAGGTAGTACTGGAATTAACTTGACACGAATTGAAAAATTGTATATAATGTTAGAACAATCAGACTATCGACGCAACACTAACTGGAGAAAAGTGTATCCTTGGTTAGTAAAATTATTTCAACAACATATAGGGAAGAATTAACATGGATGCAGATAAATTGCCGCATCGTATTGCACAGTTAGAAGAAAAACACCGTGTGATTAAACAACAAATTGCTGACGGGTACACTCATTATTTAGATGATGTACATCTAGGCAAAATGAAGTTAGAAAAATTAATAATCAAACGTCAAATCGTAGAAGCAAAAACAAAACTTAAGGCACAACAATGAAAAGTTTAATCGTAGGTATGGGTATTGGTAACTTATATAATGAAGTATTGACTAACTTAGGTCATGAGATTGTAACAGTTGACTTAGATCCAAGTAAAGCAATGTACACAAATGTGGAAGATGCTGTTGCGGCACATGAATATTTTGATACTGTACATATTTGTACTCCAAACTTTACACATGAACCTATTGCCAGAGCTGTCGCGCCATATGCCAAGATTGTGTTTGTAGAAAAACCAGGATTTAAAACTTGGTTAGAATGGAAGTCTATTTGCGAAGCATTTCCATACACACGCTTTATGATGGTTAAGAATAATCAATGGCGCGAGAACATTCGAGAGTTACGTAGACTTGCTAGTAATTCTGTTACTATTAACTTATTTTGGATTAACAAGAATCGCGTGCCCGGACCAGGCACATGGTTTACCACTAAAGAACTAGCCTACGGTGGAGTTAGTCGTGATTTAATGACACACTTACTAAGTTTGTTTCAAGCACTTAACTATTCATACAAGTCCACTCCACTTATTAGCGCCAGCGCAGAACAACGTTATAGCTTAGAAGATGTCAGTGACACTGAATACGGTGCTGTTAAAGCAGATGGCATCTACGATGTAGACGATGTATGTAAGTTTATATTTCAAGGTCCGCAACGTACATGGAATTTAATTGCTGACTGGCGCAGTACTAGTATCGAAGAACGTGCTATTACGTTTGAAATGGTAGATGGTTCAACCGAACGCTTTGAACTAGGTCTGTGTCCAGCAGAAGCATACCAGGCAATGATTGCAGATGCAGTAGATAACCTAGGTAATGATAGCTTTTGGGCAAAACAACTTGAACTAGATTTATGGATACATTCTGTAGTGGAAAAAGTTTGACATCAACAAATAATTTCCTATTAAGAAATACATTAGCAGGTGTCACTACTAGTTTGGCCATGGTGCCAGAGGTAGTGGCATTTGCTTTACTAGCACATGTTAATCCATTGGTTGGATTATATGCCGCATTTATACTAGGATTAGTGGCTGCAGTGTTTGGTGGAAGGCCAGGGCTTATAAGCGGTGGTGCAGGTAGTCTAGCAGTTGTTTCCGTTGCGCTAGTAGTTACACACGGAGTAGAATATCTATTTGCTAGTATTGTACTAATGGGTATAATACAATTGGCATTTGGTTACCTGCAGATGGGTAAACTAATTAAATTAGTTAGCTCGACTGTTATGACTGGTTTCGTTAATGGTCTTGCACTTGTTATTTTTCTAGCACAGTTTCATCAGCTTAAAACAAACGGAGTATGGCTACAAGGACCTCAATTATACACAACCGCAGGACTGATATTATTAACAGTTATAGCAGTAGTTGCGGCTCCAAAACTTATTAAACGTATGCCAGCTAGTTTATTTGGTATTGTTGTAGCTACTGCGGTAGCATTAACTTTCAATCTAGATACACATTATGTTAAAGATATTGCAACTATATCTGGAGAATTTCCTAGTTTCCATATACCTAATGTACCATTTACATGGGCAACCTTAGCTATCATTGCTCCATATTCATTTATACTTGCGGCCATTGGTCTAATAGAAACCTTACTAACCGCACAACTAGTTGATGATTATGTACATCACCACAAACCAATCGGCAGTACCCACCCAAACAAAGAAAGTATGGCACAAGGTGCAGGTAATCTGCTAACTGGATTATTTGGCGGTATGGGTGGATGTGCAATGATTGGGCAAACTGTGATTAACTTAGAAGCTGGCGGCTTTAATAGATTAGCTGGCATAGTACAATCATTATGTATACTTGCTTATATTTTATTTGCCAGTGTCGTAATTGAGAATATACCAATGGCGGCACTAATTGGAGTAATGTTTGTTGTTTGTTATCATACTTTCAATTGGAAGAGCCTAACATTAACACAGCCAAAAGAAGATATGATATTGATATTGACAGTGACTATATTAACTGTTATACTTAACTTAGCGTATGCAGTTTTAATCGGAATTGTACTAACCAGCATGTTACATTATTGGAAACATGTTAATAAAAAGGAAGTTGCGTGAGAGTAAAATTATTATGTACAGATGGCGAAGGCACATTTAGTGAAATTGCCTGGGATAAGCCAGAAATTACAGCAGATGATATCGAAGTACGTGCTGTACTAACAGGTGTTTGTCGTAGTGATATCGATATGATGCAGGGCGAGTTCGGGCCACTGCCAATTAGTATGCACGGACACGAAGGGTTAGGTCACGTTACTAATGTTGGTGCTAATATTACTGATGTGAAAGTTGGCGATTATGTTGCTACACGTGGCGAACCTGCGTATGCTGATATGTATAACGTTAGAGCACGAGAATATGTTCAAGTACCAACCGCAGAACCTAAATACATATTAGAACCAGTTGCCTGTGGCATCAATGTAGTAAATCAAAATTTACGTGATGTTGCTGAACGTGCCGGTGAAGGTCGACGCTTGTTGATATTAGGTAGTGGATTCCTTGCGTGGGTAGCGTATAATACATTGTTAATCAATCATTTAGAATTTGACATTACAGTAATTGGTCGCAGTAATCAAGACTTGTGGCAGGGTAAATTATCTCAAGAAATTACTGGTGTTTATGATGTTATTATTGATTTAACTGAGCGCACCGATTACTTACAAGGTGACTGTGTTGCAAATAATGGATTAATTATTATTGGTACAGACAAACATATTAATCAAACATTTGGACAATTGATTTGGAAAGCTGTTACTATTAGTTTTCCGAGCCCACGCACACCACGCTTTTATGAAGCAATGGTGTTAGCACGTGATTGGGTTGCTTCTGGTCAATTAACTGTTGACAAGTTCTGGACAAAGTCGTATAATAGAAAGACAGAGTGGCAATCTGCATTTGCAGATGGCGTTAATAGACCAGCAGGCTACAGTAGAGGATACATTAAGTGGGATTAAACACAGAAGAACGTCAGGAAGTAGTATATTTTACAGGTTATGAAGTAGAGCATACTATATGTTATGGTATGAAAACTTTGTTTGTAGTGGGTACTCCGCCTGTAGAAGAAATACTTGAAAAAGCTCAAGCAAATGAATGTAGTCACATTTACTTTGGTACTAGTCAAAGTTTTAATCCGCAAGCAATGACCTATGAAGAATATAAGCCTTGGGATGATGTTATTCTTGAATGTTTAAAGAATGACTACTGGGTTAGCTTAGACTTTGGTGTAGAACACATCGAAGGTGTTATTGAAAGCGGATATTCCGAATACGCTAGATTTGTTCCTATGATTAGTGTTAAATTACCCTACATTAATCAACTTAACTACAATGCTACACTTAAACTTGATGACATTACGTGGGGTAAAACTAATCCCGGCGTATGGACACATCATTTACAAACGCTAATGGGCAAAGATAAATTTACCTATTGGGATCAATATACTCAAGATACAGAGATCAAATAATGATACAAGAAGAACGTGAACAAATAGAACGTATTAAGTTTAATGGAATACGTACAACTTATATTAAAGTTAGAACTGAATTTGAAGGGTTTCATTACTACCCTAACGCAGGTACTATTGATTCGCGTATCAAATTTCTTGAGAATGAACATCGACATATATTCAAAGTTGAGGTGAAAATATCAGTTACGCACCTCGACCGTGAATTAGAATTTTTCTTAGTTAAATGGGCTTTACAAGAATTTATTAAAGCAGGCAATCAAAATCACAAATCGTGTGAGATGATTGCTGTTAACATTTTAGAAAATCATTTAATACCATTGTATGGTAATAGATCTTATACTGTAGTAGTATCCGAGGATGGGGAATCAGATGGTATTATTGAATTTGTTCCACAGCTTTAATTAGTTCTTCTAAAGTTATTGAACAACTTATACGTTTAGATCTATTATCAAACTTAGGTAGTAATTCTAAATTAGCATAATGCCCTATAATTTCTGGAGAAATATTTTGTTTAAACCCTTCAGTAATGCTAAATTTATGATCTAATTCAAAGTTAGCACCTCGTTCTAAATTTTGAGGATTAATTTTATTTTGATAGTGTGTCCAACTCTTATAAGTATGATTAAGGACTTGTTCTCTATACAATTCCCACTCAGTTTTTAGTTCCTTGGAAATAGCAATACCATTTTTAATTTTTGTATATGTTGCTTCGATGTAGCAAGAAGGATTTCGTTTAATGGCCTTAGCTGATTGTTTTTGTTTAGTCTCATTACTATGAGTCTTATTATACATAGGATTATTTTCGCCGGAATGCCCGCCTCTAGTAGCAATTGCTTTCGAAATTTTATTACCCTTTGTAGCAAGCCAACTACGATCGTTATGTCGTTCTTTAAGAACAGCATTTCCCCTCTCGCTCATCAGTTTTATATGAGCACGTCGTTGTTCTGGAGTAATTTTACTATCTCTAGATGCTTGTGCTTTTTTAATAAAACCAGGGCATTGAGTAATTTTCTCAACACATCTCATTTTTTTGGAATTATAACTTATGTAAAAGGCTTGACATCCGCACAAATAACACGTATTATTAACATTAACATTAGTAAGTTTAGGCATAGTTCTATCTCTCTATTGTTATTATTTATCTCAGCCGTCACTATTTAAGGAGAATTTTCCGTGGCAAATCCAGTTTGGCTTAAAAAGTATCTTACTATGAAGCCCGAAGTAAGACAAATCTACAACGATTTAGATGCATGGTGCAACTACTGTCGTTTCCACATGATCAAGTATGATGAGGCTGATTTATATGTTAGCCCAGCTTACAAAGAATGGCAGGAAAAACGCAAACGTCGCGAACAATGGCGCCAACAACAAGGGCAAACGCAGGGTTATCAAGGACGTAGATAGCATGACTGCTTACAGCAAGTCGAATATATCGATCATTGGTGAACAAGGCGATCTCGCTAAGGCATTATATAATAAGTTGATATTAGAACACCATGTAATCTGTTATGGAAAAAATCAGTATGATTTTCTCAATAAAGATAATATTTCTACGTTAGTTGATAGTATCCATCAAAGTGATATTATAATTAGCTGTCCTGGAGTTTTTGCTTCTGCTGACAGCTGGGAGACGTTTACTATAAATGCTCTTGCGCCAATTTATCTATTAGAAAAATTAGTAGAAAAACAATCCAAAGCTCATGTTATAATTGTGGGTAGTCATGGTGCTATGTGGACTAGTTGGCCAGGAATCTCAATGGGAAAATTGGCTTATAATGTCAGTAAAGAAACTATACAATCTTTTACTACAGGACTAAGCCAGTCTAATTTATCTGATCTGAAATTATCTGTGTTTAATCCTAGCGTATTCCAAAGTAAAATAAATGGATATCAAGGTCATCCTATCGATATTATCGTAGATGGTATTATACATGTTATACAAGCTCCCGCTCCACTATTAATCTACGAATATAATAATTATCAAAATGCTAGTCGATAAAATATCTCAAATTGAATTAGAATTAACTACTAAATGCAATGCTCGTTGTCCGCAGTGTATACGTAATTATTATGGGTCATATACGTGGCCTAGTTTACCTATTGTTGATTTAGATATTAATACACTTAAACAATCTATTAATTCTGAAATTTGGGAAAACTTAGATCATCTGAGATTATGTGGCACTTACGGTGATCCATGTATGCATAAAGATCTTATTAAAATAGTAAAATGGATTAAAACCGTAAGCCCTGCAGCTATTACTATCAACTCCAATGGTGGAATTAGAAACCCTAAGTGGTGGGGAGAACTTGCTGGTATACTAGATAGCGACAAAGACACAGTGGTTTTTGGATTAGACGGATTAGCCGATACCAATCATCTCCATCGAATTGGCGTAAATTATAATAAAGTTATAGAAAATCTTAAAGCATTCAACCAAGCCGGGGGTAAATCAGTTTGGCAATTTTTGGTATTCGAACATAACGAACATCAAGTTGATATTGCTAGAGAATTTGCACTTAGTATCGGGTGCGCAGAATTTTCTTATAAATTAACCAGCAGATTTGTGGATAAAACCCATAAATTAATAGATAAAAGTCCTGTGATGAATAATCAAGGCGAACCTATTTATTTTTTAAAGCCTGCTAAAAATTCTAAATATAAAAATCAAGGATATGATACCTTTGAAGAAACAACTAAACTATTTGATGGTTATGACAATTATTTAAAAACAACTACCATTGATTGTTTTGCAAAAAGAATGCAATATATAGCTATCACTGCCGAAGGTTATGTTTTTCCTTGTGCTTGGCTGGCTGATAGACTATATGGATACGAAACAGAAAAACATAAAGATCACGAAACCATTTTAAAAATGATTGATAGTATAGGCGGTAAGGAAAAAATTAATTTAAAATATACAGATCTTAATAGTATTATTTCAGGGCCTTGGTTTGAGCTAGTAGAAAATAGTTGGAAAACCAATGAGTTAGAAAGATGTGCGCATATATGTGGCAGTAGAAGTGGGCTGATACAGGCCGCCAGCGAAGGCCAATTTAAAAGTTTAATTGATCCTAAGGTAAAAAAATGACGATATTTTTAGTAGATCTAGAAGCAGTAGAAACTAGGTACACAGGGCAATGGAAGACTCATGTACCTACGTTGCTCGAGGAACATGGGCACGAAGTTTATGTTGTTGCAGGACCTCATGATATTCCAGCGGCTACTACTCCCGGTGCTTTCCTTAACTTTGGCGGTACTAATATCTATAAAGCCAATCAAGTTGAACAAATAGCAAGACTATTCACAGAAGGTAGGATTGTCAAAGGGGATCATTTTATCTTTACTGATGCTTGGCACCCTGGCATCATTAATCTTAAGTATATGAGTGAGCTACTGGGTATTCCTGTAACTATACATGCTCTATGGCACGCTGGTAGCTATGACCCACAGGACTTTTTAGGTCGTCTTATTGGTGATGCCCCGTGGGTACGTCACGCAGAAAAGAGTTTCTTTCATGCTATCGACTATAACTACTTTGCCACTGACTTTCATATTGAGATGTTCTTTACTAATCTATTAAATGATTATCCTACTGAAAATCCTTGGTTTGATGAAGACCTAGCAGAACTACGTGCAGGTACACTTACAGATAAGATTGTACGCAGTGGATGGCCTATGGAATATATGCCAGAAACTATTACACCTTATAAGACTGCTAAACGTGACTTAATCTTATTTCCGCATCGTATAGCACCAGAGAAGCAAGTTGAGATATTTAAAGAACTTGCGGCTGCACTACCACAGTATGAATGGATTGTATGTCAAGAGCAGAACTTGACAAAAGCAGGCTATCATACTTTACTAGGTGAAGCTAAGATGGTATTCAGTGCTAACCTACAGGAAACATTAGGTATTAGTATGTATGAAGGTGCCTTAACTGATGCTATTCCTATGGTTCCGGATAGATTGTCATACAGTGAAATGTATGCTGAGATTTGGAAGTATCCTAGTGAGTGGACTGAGTCATATAGCAGTTTCTTACATCATAAATCAGAACTATGCAATAAGATTGTGGAGTTTATGACTGACTATGATGAATATGCTAAACTTGTTCCACAACAAGCACATAGTCTACATCATGATTTCTTTTCAGCAACTAAACTATTAGCTAATATCAAATAATGAATGCCTTTGATCCAATATACCAGTTTGAACAAGCATTAGGTGCGCTTACGGGTGCACCTTTTGTCGTTATGACAGATTCGTGTACACATGCACTAGAACTGTGTCTACGTTACGACAAGGTAAAACGGTGTCGTTTTACGGCATTTACCTACCTTTCTGTGCCAATGACCATGCATAAATTAGACATTTCGTATGGTTTAGTGCCTGATAATGAATGGGTCGGAGAATATCCCATACTTGGTACACGGATATGGGATAGTGCGAGATTGCTACGTACAGGTATGTATCGTAGTGGGCAAATGCAGTGCTTGAGCTTTGGTCACAGCAAGCCATTGGATATTGGTCGTGGTGGTGCTATCTTGCTAGACGATGAAGTTGCCTACAACAAACTTATACAGCAACGTGGCGACGGCAGAGACTTAAAGATAACACCATGGGAATCACAAAAGGTATTTGAAGTTGGCTATCATTATCGTCCAACCATAGAAGAAGCAGTACAAGCATTAGAAAAATTACCGTTGGTTAATCAAGAATCTAAATACGTTGTGTATCCAGATCTTAGAGAGATAATTATAAAGGATTAATATGAAAGTTTTTATCACAGGAGCTAGTGGATTCATTGGCTCCCATTTTGTTAAAGTATTAGAAAATAACCATATGGTGCATTCGATGCAGTCGGACTTATTGGAATTTTCAAAAGTTAGACAAGAATTATTCGACTTTGACCCCGATGTGATTGTACACTTTGGTGCGAGAACCGAAGTCGAGCGTAGTTTTTACGAACAAGTTACTTTTAGTCAGGTTAATTATGTCGGTACTGTAAATTTAATCGAAAGTGCCGCTAAACTTAAAAATCTAAAAAATTTCGTATTCGCTAGTACAATGGAAGTGTACGGCTGGCAGCCAGTGAGTGATATAATTAAAGAGAAGGGATATCTCAAAGATATTCCGATATTTGACGAAAATACTATCCCAAATCCCAATGCTCCGTATGCTGTTGCCAAATATGCTTGCGAAAAATATTTAGAATATGCTCACAGAAGCTTAGGTCTTCCATTTTGTGCTATTAGACAAACCAATACATACGGTCGTAAGAAGAATGATTTTTTTGTTGTAGAACAGATTATTACACAAATGATGAAAAATCCTAATATTATTAACTTAGGATACGATACTCCATATAGAAATTTCTTATATATCGATGATTTACTAAATTTATGGTCTACTATCATTGAAAATCCAGATAAAGTAAGCAATGGTTATATTTTTACTATAGGACCAAATAATCCCATTCAGATTAAAGAATTAGCAAATGTTATTGCTAAGAAATTAGATTGGCATGGCGAAATAAAGTGGAATTCAAAACCTGCTAGGCCTGGAGAAATTTATCTATTAAACAGTGGCCACGAATTGGTTACCAAAATAACTGGATGGAAGCCGACTGTAGATTTAAATAACGGGTTAGATAGAACCATTGATCATTGGAAAATAGAGTTAAGCAAATAAATGCATAATGTCTATCTATTCCAGCCACAATATGCTGTAGAATTTCGAGAAGAAAAAAATTATTGGTTACCATATAGTGCTGGGTGCTTATGGAGTTATGCTAGCCAATTTACTGATATAAGAGAAAATTTTATTCTTCGAGAATTATTCTTTAAAAGACAGCCTATCGACGAAATATTAGATAGGATCGATAATCCGAAAGTTTGTGGATTTAGTTGTTATTTGTGGAACGAACGGTATAGTCTAACATTAGCTAAAGCGATAAAATTGCGATGGCCGGAATGTATAATTGTATTTGGTGGCGCTCAGGTCAGTGGCCGTATGCTTAAATATGAATTTATCGATTCACTGGTTATGGCAGAAGGTGAAGAAGCATTTACTAAAATTTTACAAGATATAATTGCTAAAAATCCCATAGATAAGCTAACGTCACGAGCACGGCTTCAAGATCTTAATATACCAAGTCCGTATGTCACTGGTGTGTTTGATCAATTAATTATAGATAACCCTAATACTATATGGGCAATGACATTAGAAACTAATCGAGGGTGTCCGTATGCTTGTACATTTTGTGATTGGGGAGGTACCACTTATAGTAAAGTTAAGAAGTTCGATCTCGACAAGGTTGCGGCAGAACTAGACTGGGCAGTTAATCATCGAGTGGCTTATATTTTTAGTGCTGATGCTAATTTTGGTATATTTAAAGAACGAGATGTTGAAATTGCTAAATTGATACGGACAGCGGCTGATAATTCAATTATCGAAACTGTTAATTTACAATTTGCAAAGAATAGTACAGAAATTGTTTTCGAAATTGCTAAAATCATGGGGCCATATAATCGAGGTATTACAGTTAGTGTGCAGAGTATGAATGACCTTACTTTAGAAACAATTAAACGTAAAAATCTTGAAATAAACAATATTAAATATCTATTAGAACTTAGCAAAAAGTATGACCTTAGTACTTACACCGAAGTTATATTGGGATTACCTCACGAAACAAAAGAATCATGGATAAATGGATTATCCCAACTGTTAGAATTGGGACAACACCAAAGCATTGATATCTGGTTTACACAATTACTCGAGAATTCAGAACTTGCCACAGAACAAAGTAGAAGAGAGTACGGTATTAAATCTATATTAGTTAAAGATTATATGAACTTAGACCAAACCGAAGATAGTATACCCGAATATACTGAAATTGTGTGCGAAACTAATACAATGTCTACTGAGGAAATGATTGATTGTTATATGTATACCTGGATGATCATACATTTTCATATTGCCGGGTATACACAAATTATAGCCAAATATGCCAGAAATCTTGAAAATATATCATTCAAAATATTTTACGACCAATTATTTACAGAAATACAATATAATAAATCGCTCGGCGAACATTACCAATCGTTACGAAATACTGTTACTGATTATCTAACTACAGGTACCCTAACAGGAAAACTAGCCGGCGGCCATGCATTGCATGCAGTTTCGTATAAGTTTATGTACGAAAATAGATGCACCGTAGCTAACCTTGCTGTAACTGCATTAAAAAAATTAATACCGATTGTACCATCAGATCTACTGTTACTGCAAGATTTGTTTATTATAGATATAACTACACAATATCCCCAAACCTTACAAACCAATTATAACATCGACACTGGCAGTAAGATGATAACTACCTATGTAATAACTCAACGAATTAAAGAACAAATAGAAGATTTTTATACTATACGGAGAAAAGGGTTAATAAAAAACCTATTATTAATATTATGACATTAGACCACACACAAACAATTTTTGATAATCAAACCTTAAATTATGACTTAGAAAAATATCCATTACCTGCTATAGTATTAGAAACTATTCAACAATTTTATCCAGATGCAACAACACTGGACACATTGCACGAAGTGGTGCCGGCAAATAAAATACAACAATTAATGGTTGACACCACACAGGCTTTACTTAAGAATAAATTTTATGATTACTATGATACTATGATTCAAGATCAGATAGTATCAACGCTAGGCAAGGAAGTATTAATTCAAAAGTTTGGTAATCTTAGAATCCTACCACCAAATCAAGACCAAATTGGAGCAGTATTGCTATTTCATCAAGGTCGGTGGGTGGGTAATGGGTTGGGTTTACGCACAATTTGGATGCCATTCACTGATTGCTATGAAAGTAATAGCATGCAAATGTTAGATTTAGACATTAGTAGAAAAATTACTAGAGAATCTGTTATAGAGAAATGGAGTTATGAAAAATTACAACAAGTCTGTGTAGATAACTGTTGGCCGGTTACATTACAGCCAGGGCAGGCACACTTGTTTTTACAAGAACATATACACGGTAATATCCCCAATAGGACTAATAAAACTAGAGTTAGTATCGATATAAGATTGTTAATAAAAGATGAGCAACCTCATCGTAAATGGCCAGGGGCATATTTCCGCAAATTATTCGATCGAGACTATTCCAAAACTATCCCAATCTTAGCACATGAAAAAGTATTAAATTATTGTGAATACGAAGGCGTTAAAACTAAACATATTGATCTATATTTTCAAACATTAGTAGTCAAATCCTATTGCCAAAAACGTGGATATACTTATCCGTATCAACATGGAGACAACGAAGGATTAAACTATGCGCATCTTGAGTATTTGATATCTAGCAAGAGTGCAGATCATTTATTATTGTTTAGTATTTTTAGTTTGCCAGATGATGCTGCACATCGTATAAGATTACTGACTACTGCATTAGATCTCGGTGTACGAATACATCTGTGCAATGAAGAAATGGTATTAGAATCTTATGAAGATCTTGAAAAAATAGAATATATTCGAAACTTTACAAATGATTGGTCGACTCCAGTCGAACAGCTTAGTAAAGAATTGAATAATTAATTATCAAATAGTTTGACTAGACCTAAATAATAGTGTTATACTAATATATCAGTCGCCAATATCCACTGGCTTAACATAGGAGCAATAAATGTCAGAAATTAAATATGCAGTAAGCGAACGAATTCGCAGTAACTTAAAAGCGAAGAATAAACGCTTCTGGGCAGGTGACAACGTATCTGAATATATCACTGAAGAAGATAAACAACTATTAATCAACGAAGCCACATTGGCTTTTGAAGGAGTGCTAGATGCACTACTAATTGACCGTGAAAATGATCCAAACTCAAAAGGCACAGCACGTAGACTTGCTAAGATGTACTATCATGAAATTATGGCAGGTAGATATGATCCGGCGCCAGATGCAACTGCATTTCCAAATGATAGCACGGATCGCTATGAAGGTATGCTAGTGGTACGTAGTGAACTGCGTAGTATGTGTAGTCATCATCATCAACCAGTTAAAGGTGTAGCCTATATTGGTATTATTGCTGCACAAAAACTAATTGGACTTAGTAAGTATACACGTATCGCGCAATGGTGTGCTACACGTGGCACATTACAAGAAGAATTATGTAATGATATTTCAAGAGAGATTATGAAGGCTACGGGCAGTAATGATGTTGCTGTATATATTCAAGCAACACATGGTTGCTGTGAGAATCGTGGTATTTTAGCACATAGCTCGCTCACACAAACTACAGTACTCAAAGGTGCATTTAATAATGACCCAGGTACTAAACAAGAATTCTTTGATAATGTAAAACTTCAACAACAGTTTGCACCACGATAGGGAATAGTTATGAAATGGTTAGATAATTGGATTCAGCGTTGCTACAACCGTGCTCGTGAGTGTGATGAACTTATTGAAGTTGATGATTGGGATGAACCAAAACGTAGTCGTCGTGGGCGCCTTAGTAAAGGAGGGCCTATTAGTGCTGGCACACGCAGAGTAGAGCATAACTATGATGATGACAGTGTTATTACTTTTAAAATCTACGGCGCTAATGGTGGTAAGATTGTAGAAACATCACGCTGGGATGAAAAGAAAGATAACGAAAGTATTAGACGTTATGTCATTGACGAGAACGCAGATATGGCAGAAAGTTTAAGCAAGATTGTTACTATGGAGTATATGCGATGAATAATGTTGAAAAAGTTTATTACGATGACGTACACATCAAAGAAATGATTGGTAATATCACCATGCAAATGCATCGTGGCGGTGTATGGAAACCTGATTACATTGTCGGACTAACACGTGGCGGATTAATTCCAGCAGTGTATCTAAGTCATTATCTTAATGTTCCAATGGAAACGTTAAAAGTAAGTTTGCGTGATAATGCAGATACTGAAAGTAATTGCTGGATGGCCGAAGATGCATACAATGGCAAAAACATTCTTATCGTAGATGATATCAACGACACAGGTGCTACACTAGATTGGATTATTAACGATTGGCAAAGTAGCTGTCATCCCTCTGATGCGCATTGGTCGAATGTTTGGGGTAATACTGTGAAATTTGCTGTGCTAGTTGATAATTTAAGCAGTAACTTTAGTCGTACTGTAGACTATTCAGCTAAAGAGATTAACAAAGCAGACAAGGATGTATGGATTGTTTATCCATGGGAAAGGTAGTAATATGTCTTATACGTATTATATATCTTCTTTCAGTTACTGTATCCATCCGGCAATTTACAAAGAATGGGCTACACTATACCTAAGTAACAAAATTAAAAAAATTAAAACTCCCATTGATCAAACTGAGGTGATATTAAGTTATTGGATGGAATCTGAAATGTATATCGAAGAAACTATCGAAATTATCAAATCTTATAATTTTAAAAAAATTACAATAATAGCGGACTTTAGTCAAAAATCTAAATGTGATCTAATAGATGGAATCGATGTTACTTATTTAAATATATATCCATTGATATTAAAAAATATGCAATCTCAACACCAAGAAGAACCACGGTGGAATCCATGTTTAGTTAAGGGATTATTGCTTGCAGGTGCTCACATTGTACGTACAAATCGAATAGTATTATTAAAAAAATTATATGATAAACAGCAATTACTAATAGATAAAATAATGTGGACCTGTCCGCATATTAAAAAATACTCCGAGGAGTTGACTAACATATTTTTTCCTAATATTAATCGCAGCGAAGTTGATAATTTTATTAATTATTGTGATGAACAGTCAGTATTTATACCCGGATTCTTTGTGAATAACGCTAACTACGAAGAAGCCAATGAATTTGCATCAACTCAAGAAGGCGATGCACTTGCTGACTTGTTTAAACAAACAAATTTTAGTATTGTAACGGAAAGTGAATACCTTAGTCCTGATATCGACAATAGTGAATTTTTTACAGAAAAAATCTACAGAGCAATTTATAATAAACATCCATTTATTTTAGTTGGGGCGCCAAAATGTTTATCTGCTTTAAAAGCAATGGGATTTAAAACATTTGAAAATTATTTACCAATACCAGAATATGATAATATTTTAGATCTATTTCCAAGATTAGATGCTATAGTAGATAACATTGTGGCATTTCCCGATGCCATAGCACAGTATAGTAGTAATATAAATGATGATATTGACTATAATTATGCTCTATTAAATGATAATATGAATAGAGATTTAACATTCTTGAATAATTTATGTATTAAAAAAAATCTACCCGTTGATACATTTGAGTTCTGTTTCCCTGTTAATTGGAGTGATATCAAAAAACAGATTGCAAGTGTAAAAGAATTTAATCGGCAATCTCAAGAATTAATAGCAGAAAGAATATTGACTTCAAAGTATAAAAAGTATATTGACTTTAAAATATAAAAAGTATATAATAAATTATGAAACTAAAAATCAGTGAGATATTTTATAGTGCGCAAGGCGAAGGACGTTTTATCGGCGTTCCGTCGTTATTTCTGCGTACATTTGGCTGTAACTTTACCTGCGGTGGGTTCGGTATGCCTCGCGGCGAAGTTAGTACAGAGCGCAACATAATCAAAGTTGAGCAGTATAAGACGTATAATGATTTGCCACTTGTTAATACAGGGTGCGACAGTTATGCAAGCTGGGATCCAAGGTTCAAAAGCCTGAGTCCATTGTTATCAGTAGATGAAACAGTTAAGCAAATGCTCGATGTTGTTCCCAATAACAATTGGCAACAAGCAAATGGTAATAATGTGCATTTGGTTATCACAGGTGGTGAGCCATTATTAGGCTGGCAACGTGCGTTTCCTAAATTATTAGCACATGATGATATGTTTAACTTGCTTAACTTAACATTTGAAACAAACGGCACACAGGCATTACACGAGGACTTTGCGGCATACTTGAAGCTGTGGAAAAGACAAGCACGTGAGATTACATTTAGTGTAAGTCCAAAGTTAAGTGCCAGTGGCGAAACATGGGAAGATGCTATCAAGCCTGCGATTGTGGCAAGTTATGAGAAGGTTGGTACAACCTATCTTAAGTTTGTTATTGAAACACCCAGCGACTTCGATGAAGTTGATCGTGCAGTAACGGCATATAGAACGGCAGGCTTTATAGGTATGGTTTACGTTATGCCAGTTGGTGGTGTTGTCAGTGTATATGATGGTAACAAGTTCCATATCGCAGACGAAGCTATGAAGCGTGGTTATTATTACAGTCCCAGATTACATGTTGATCTATGGGGCAATAGTTGGGGCAAATGATAGAAACAAAGAAAAGAACCATAGTTAGAATGCTTACCTATAGGCTCACAGCATGGTTATTTACAATCTTTTGGACTTGGTTAATTATGGGTGACTTAGCAACATCGACAGGATTTGCTACTATACTACATCTATTATTAAGTATCGATTATTATGTACACGAACGTATGTGGTTAAAAATTAAATGGGGTATGAGATGAGTTATCTATTTACAAGTGAAAGTGTTAGTGAAGGACATCCAGATAAAGTAGCAGATGCTATCAGTGATGCTATCTTAGATTTAGCCATGTACGGCGAAAATGTAAGTGTGCGCTGTGCCTGTGAAACATTAGTCACTACCAATCGTGTTATCGTTGCTGGAGAATATAAAAATGTTACGCTTCATCCTGAAGAAGTCGAAAGTGTCATACGCAAAACGATTAAAGAAATTGGCTACGAACAAACAGGGTTTGATTGGCGTACAGTTGAAATCACAAATTTATTACATGGGCAAAGTGCGGACATTGCACTAGGCACAGACACATTTGGTGCAGGTGATCAAGGACTTATGTTTGGTTATGCGACTAATGCTACACCAAACTACATGCCGCCAGCAATTTACTGGAGTCACAAGATTGTAGAAGAACTAGCAAATCGCCGCAAAAACTTTGGTGCTACTTGGCTTGGTCCAGATGCTAAAAGTCAAATAACAATAGAATTCAATGATGATGGCACAGTAAATCATATTGCTAAAATTGTATGCAGTACACAGCACACAGAAGAATTCAATATTCATGAAATTCGGGCGGCTGTTCATACTATTATTACTGATGTTATACCTCCTACCCTATTCAAAGCCGATACAGAGATACTTATCAACCCAACTGGCAGATTCGTTATTGGCGGACCAGATGGTGATACTGGATTAACTGGACGTAAGATTATTGTTGATACCTATGGTGGTAGTTGCCCCCATGGCGGTGGTGCTTTTAGCGGCAAAGATCCTACTAAAGTTGACCGCAGTGCTGCCTACATGGCTCGTTACCTAGCTAAAAACATTGTAGCTAGTGGTCGTGCTAATTGGGCAACTGTACAATTAGCCTATGCCATTGGTGTAGAACAACCAATGAGTGTTTATGTCGATAGTGATGGAAATAATACCGAACTAACCGAGTGGATAACTACTAATGTAGACCTAACTCCTAGAGGCATTATTAACAGATTTAAACTGTTCCGCCCTATTTACAGTAGTACAACTAATTACGGACACTTTGGTAAGGATGGTTTACCATGGGAAGAGTTAGATTTATTTTAAGGATATATTATGTGGAAAAAAATTAAAGCATCATTAGGATTAAACAAAGCAGAGTTGGCTGCAGAAGCCGAAGCTAAGGCATTAGCCGCACTTGAAGCTGCAGCTAAACGTGCAGAAGCCAAAGCCAAAGCCAAAGTTAAAGTAGTATCAGCCAAAGATGAAGCAACTGCAAAAAATGAACCTTGGGTAGAAATTATTGGCATGGAAATAGATGAAAAGGATCCAGGACAAGGTGCGTTTGAACTTGATTGGAATGACATATTTGTTGCTAAATTAGTTCGTGCGGGCTATCAGGGCAAAACAGACCAAGACATTGTAGATAATTGGTTTAAAACTGTATGTCGCAATGTAGTTACAGAAACATACGAACAGGATCAAGCTGATCCTGAAAAACGCAGTAATCGACGTGATCTAGGTAATGGCAGAACGGAAGTATCTTGATAATATATGTAAATGGTGATAGTCATAGTGCAGGAGCAGAGGCAGCAAATGCCTTTTGTTTTTTATCCGATGACCCTGCTATGGAGTGGGATCATTACGATATTACGCAAACAGCCGCTGGTCGTGTTCCGCACCCAGATAATATTCGAGTTAGCTACGGACAACAAGTAGCAGATTACTACAATGCCACCTTAGTGTGCAATGCAGAAAGTGGTAGTAGTAATCAACGTATCATACGAACTACACACGCCTACTTAGAAAATAATCCTGCCCCAGATTTAATAATAATTGGTTGGGCAACCTGGGAACGAGAAGAATTCTTTATCGATGGATATTGGCATCAATTTAGCGCAAATATGGGTATTGATAAATTATCAGCAGACGCCATTGCCATTTATAAAAATTGGGTATTAGATCGACATAGTGTACAACAGTATTGCGATCAAGCTCAATTAGATATATGGAATTTACATCAGCATCTACTTACTAATAATATTCCGCATCTATTCTTCAATACATTTAGTGGATTAACTCCTTCTAATAAATTAGATTGGAGTAATAGCTATTATGAACCATACAATCACACACAAACATTTTTTAAATTATTAGCTAATTGGGGATTCCAAACTGTATCTCCAACCAGCTATCACTATGGTGTAGATGCGCATCAAGCATGGTCAAATCACTTGACAAAACTTATAAATGAAAGTATAATAGCTACATGAGATATTTAATCGTAGACGCAGCAAACACATTCTTTAGAGCCCGACACAGTGCCCATCGTCAAAGCGACACATGGGATAAGTTGGGCTTTGCCATTCACGTTACGTTAGCTAGTATTAACAAAGCATGGCGCGATCAAAAAGCGGATCATGTTATTGTCTGCTTAGAAGGACGTAGTTGGCGTAAAGACTTTTACACTCCATATAAAGCCAATCGCGCTGTGGCACGGGCGGCTAAGACTGAAGCAGAGCAAGAAGAAGAACAGATGTTCTGGGACGCTTTTGATGCTATGAAAACATTCCTAGCTGAAAAGACTAACTGCACAGTATTGCAACATGCAAACTTAGAAGCAGATGATTTAGTAGCAGGTTGGATTCAAACTCATCCTACCGATCACCATACTATTGTATCAAGCGATACAGACTTTTATCAACTCTTAAGTGAGAATGTTAATCAGTACAATGGTATTAGTGATGAATTGCACACGCTTACTGGTATATACGATAAGAAAGGTAAACTAGTTATCGATAAGAAAACTAAAGAGCCCAAGAAGATTCCAGACCCCAAATTCATCTTATTTGAAAAGTGTATGCGTGGTGACCCTACAGATAATATCTTTAGTGCTTATCCTGGTGTGCGTACTAAAGGTACTAAGAATAAAGTTGGTCTAGAAGAAGCGTTTGCTGACAAAGATAAACAGGGATATGCTTGGAATAATCTTATGCTACAACGATGGACCGACCATAATGGTGATGAGCATCGTGTGCTAGATGATTATCAGCGTAATGTACAACTAGTAGACTTAGCCGCTCAACCAGATGAATACAAGGTTAAAATTGAAGAAACTATTAAGACTAATGCAACGGCACTTAATCGTCCAATGGTGGGTGCGCAGTTCTTAAAGTTTTGTGGCAAATATGATCTAGTTAAACTAAGCGACAATGCTAGCAATATGGCAGAATGGATGACGGCTAGTTACCCTGCACAAGCAGTAACATTGTATCATTTAATTAATTAGAAAGGCAAACCATGCAGATTAATGTAAATTGGAATATTATTCCTACCCATACCATCGATGTATCTACTATCGAAGTTCCGTACGATATTTCCTTAATTATGAAGGCATTTGGTATAGATAGATACTGCTATCAAATTATGTGCAAGGGAATTGTTATCAAATACGGTATGAGTGCTGACAATAGTAGAAACTATGGTGAGCGATTATATAGACAAATTGGCCATAGTAAGAGCTGGGGCAGCAAGCGACTAAACGGATCTAGTGGGGCAGACTGGCGTATTATCGAAGAAGACTTTTTAGATCTATATAAGTTTCCCATTGACAAAGATCATATCAAGATCAAAATTTGGGATTTAACTAATTATCCCTTTGTTACTATTAATCCCTGGGACGAGGTTAATGCTATAGAAGCACAGTTAATTGATGCGTATGTTGCTGCCGTTGGTGAAAAACCAATTGGTAATATTAACGATGAAGCAAATATAGTACGCAAGGCAGGCATTAGACTCGATACAATGAATCATTTATTTGAAATTTTTTAGAAAGTATATTTTGATAGAAAAATCACAGAAGTTCCTAGCGTTAGACTTAGAATTAAACCAACCTAGTGGTAAAATCATTCAGGTTGGCGTTGCCATTGGTAGTGCAAATGATAAGTTTGAAAATTACATAACTAAGAAATGGTATATTGATCCAAACGAACCAATTGATCAATTTATCATTGACCTAACTGGTATTACTGATCACGACATTAGATTAAACTGTGTAAGTCATGTTACAGTTGCACGTGAACTTAGTGACTTAATTAAACAGCACAACACTTGGATTAATCCGATCACTTGGGGTGGTGGAGATAGTAGAGAACTACTAGATGAGTTCTGCAAAAACTATGCTGATTTTCCACACTTTGGTCGCAGATGGATTGATTGTAAAACTTTCTATACGTTTATGATGTTTGCACGTGGTAAGAATCCTAGTGGTGGGCTTGCTAGTGCTATGGGCACGTTTAAACTACAGTTCAAAGGCACAGCGCACAGAGCAGACATTGACGCAGTTAATACATTGGCTTTGTTCTTTAAGTTCCTCGAACGACAACGTGGTCTTGAAAACTTATTACATGATGCAAGAGCTATATAATGAAACGATTGTTTACATTTGGCTGTAGCTTTACTCAGTATAGTTGGCCGACTTGGGCTGATATTATTGGGCGCGAGTATGATTACTTTGAAAATTGGGGCAAGGCTGGTAGCGGTAATCATCTAATATTATACCTACTATCAGAGTGTATTTTAAAAAATAAATTAAATTCTAACGATTTAGTAATTATAATGTGGACTAACATAGCTAGAGAAGATCGCTATGTTAATAATAAATGGATATCTCCAGGAAATATTTTTTGTCAAAAAGAATATAGCAACGAATTAGTGGTAAAATACGCAGATGACAAAGGTTATCTCATTACAAATTTAGCTGTAATTCATGCAGTTAAAAAAATGTTAGAAGAATACAAAATTCCTCATATATTTACGTCTATGGTAAATTTAAATAGTATAGGCCGACACAATGAATTGACGATTGGCGGAGTTAGTCAAATTTGGAATGAGTATCTAGATATACTTAATTTTATTAGACCTAGTATGTTTGATATTATCTTTAATCAGCAATGGTCAGTTCGAACGTTGGCCGGCTATCCATTTTATGAATCAGCCTTGGAAAACAAATATAACGAACTAGCAGGAACTGATTGGCCATCTTTTGAAAAATTTAAAACAAATAATTTTTCAGAGGTGCCCCAGTCTATTTTAACCGAATTAAACGAAGTTAAAAAATGGAATGAATTTATACAGTTTAAGAAAAAAATTAAATCTAAACGGATTGATTCTCACCCTATCCCGATGGAGCATCTTAAATATATAGAAACTGTTATTCCAGAAATTTCTATCAGTGATAGTACTAAAGAGTGGGTGGGTATTATTAATAGTAGGCTATTATCTAATAAAAAATTTAATGATCTATGGAAAGAACAACAACATGCTGCTCCGAATAGATGGTAAATGTTAATTAACAATGAAAACTTTTGTATTTTCTTTGTTAATCTGTATTGGAGTGAGTGGTTGTGCTACTCCGGAAATAACCAAACTCAGCGAGCAAGACTATAAGGTTGTGGGTAAACTTCATAAAGAAGAATACGACGAAATAATTACCATAGTCAAGCAACACCCCAACCAACCGTTGAATTTTTATGTCACGTCAATTGGCGGTACCAGTGAAGATTTGTTAGATGCTATGGATACAGTATATCAACACGGACTAGTTAATTGGTATGCTGTAGAATATTGTGACAGTGCCTGTGCTATTATGGCCTTAGCTACTCATCACGCCAATGGTGAGTTTAAACTACATTCGTTCTATTCGCATAAGCAACATCAAATACTTGCGGCACCGGAATACAATGAACGTATATTAAAAAAGTTAAACTCGTACGGATACGACACAGATCGTATGCATCATATGTTTGATAGTGTAGAACATTTATGGCCAATAGTTATTGTAGATGGCAAAATAATTGATTGACTTTACAGCAAAACCTAAATATAATAGTAAAATAGACAAGGAAAACTTATGGCACACGTAATTGATAAAACATTTGAATTCTGTTATGGACACAGAGTACACACACAAAAACTTAATGGTGAATATGCGGCAGATTTAAAGTGTGCCTGCCGTCATTTACACGGACATGAAGGTAAGATGCAGGTGTTCTTAAAGAGCCCAACAGGTCAGTTAGATCCAACTGGTATGGTTACTGACTTCCGCCATTTAGAATGGTTAAAGAAATGGATTAACGAGTATATCGATCATCAGTTTATGCTTGATGTCAATGATCCATTGTTTGGTCAATTGATTGGCACACGTGCAATGATTCCAGTATACATTCCAGAAACAGACAAGTATGCAGGTAGTATACTTGATTTAAGTGACTTGGAACCAAACACACCAGAGTATGAATACTTCGAAGGTTTCTTTATTGTAGACTTTGTTCCCACTAGTGAAAACTTATCAAGTTGGATGGCAGAGTTAGTAGATGCTAAGATGAAGAAACTAAACGTAACAGTAGACCGCATTGACTGGTGGGAAACTCCTAAGTCACGCAGTACTTTTATTAGAGGTTAATATGAATACAACAGTCTTTATCTTATTGGCATTATTTGGCATTAAGCATTTTATTGCTGACTTCTTAATGCAATATGAATACATGTTACGTGAGAAGGGTACATATGGTGCGGATGGCGGCATACATCATGCGGCGTTACATGCTACATTTACTTTATGGATTTTAGTGTTTGTAGTAGGAGATGCAAATCTCGCTATTATGTTATCACTAGCAGATGGTGCCATACACTACCACATCGACTGGGTTAAGCAAAAACTAAATCGAGGCTTGACCTCAGCAGATCGAATGTTTTGGGTCTGGATGGGTGCTGATCAAGGCCTGCATTACTTAACATATATAGGAATTATCTATGTCGGAACAATATAAACGCTTTTGTCAATTTGAAAAAACCTGCGCAGGTGCAGATACCTGCGATGGCCCAACCTTTACGTTATTAGCAAGAACTATTGTAAAAAACAAATGTTGGGTTGTTGAAAGTGATGGCACGAAGGTTGCTACTATACTTGCCAATGATGGTAATAACGGAGTTACATTAGTACATGACGGGCAACGAGAAAGATTCAGCAGTTTGAAGTTATTAAGTGCTCGTTATAATATTATCATTGACAAGACCAAAGTAGCCAAAGTAGCCAAAGAATCACATGAGGTATATGGATATCCCTGTGAAAATAAGCCACAGAACGCCTTATGGGACGTACAGCATAAACTACCAGTGTTTACTAAAGGTAGTAAAAGCAAAAGTTTCTTTTGTGCTGGTTACTATATTGTACAGTTTAATAATGGGTGGGTAAAAAGCTATTGTCCAAAATTAATTACTTTAAATAGGTATCCATATCAAGGTCCATTCAAAACACAAGAAGAAAGAAATATTCAATTAAAAATAGCCAATGGAGGTCATGATGGAGAATCAACTTAGCCTGCATTTAAAGGCATTTAACAACCGAGTTAAGGTAATGAATCAAACTAACAGCAAAGATCTAACGCTATCTGCCGCAGATGTTAGAAATTTGCACAACGATATATTCGAATTACTAGCACAGATTGCGGCATTAACTGCTATTAAAGAAGCAGAAGAAGCCGAAGCAGTAATTAATATAGAGATGGATGGCGGTGGTTTTTAGTAATTATATATGTAGTTAATTGGCATAAATAACTATATAATAAGAACTAGGAAACATCGAGTGAGTAGACCAAAGCCAACAGTACTATTAGAACATGTTAATAAAACAAATTATAAAAGTGATCAGATTCTGGATTCAGAAGGCATCTGGGCGGTTTTCTTTGATAACCAACCAATCAATCTAAAAACACAAAATATCTTAGTAGCCTATCCAGGCCCAAAGTATAAGAAAGTTTCATTTAGTAATCCCGGTCACGCAATCAATCTCGCTAAAAAACTTAATGCGCTGTTTAAGTCAGACAAGTTTTCAGTTGTGCTACTTAAAGCTGGCGATACCATCTATCCATAATCATGTTACAAGCAGAATGGCAGGCTAAGTTTTACGCTTTAACTCCATACTCAGTAAGTCCTAGCAGTTGGTGGTATAATCCAACTAATCACAACAGTTTACGATTGACCCAAAGAGCCTATTTGGAAGTGCGTAAACACACTAAATTTTACAAGTTTGAACTTAGTCACGACATACGTCCTAAAACGTTTGTACAGCTAGAGCGTTGGTTTAAAGAGCCATATTACGTACAAAATCGCAAGACTATACACATTGTCAGCGACCGTGATGCAATGATGCTATCATTACATGCCAACAACCTACAACAATATTTAGATAACCAATCAATTGACAATCAAGAACTTTGATAGTATAATGATACATATTAATAAGGAGTAAGACATGAAGAAGCTATTACTAGCAACACTGTTATTATCACTTAGCACTACTGCAGCCGCAGATGGCTATCACAATCGAAACTATCATGGCAACGGTAATGACGTGTTACTCCCGTTAATTGTTGGCGGCACACTTGGTTATATCATAGCCCAACCTCGCACAGTGGTAGTACAACAACCACAATACACACTGCTACCGAGCTATGTGCCTGCTAACAACGAACCAATCTATCAATATCAGAACATATATGACGGTAATTGTGCTTGTTATCATCGAGTTTTAGTTCAAATTAACTAAGCAATAAATACATATATGAAAATTAATGAAGTGATAACGTATACTCTATTAGACGGTGCTAAACAGGCATTTACAGAGCTCGGTATTCCTTATATCGAACCTTATCAAGCTACTGTTAAAGACCTGCACCAAGGCAGTGTAGGCAAGCATCGCGGGTTATACTTTATATTTGATTATGAACCTAATAATACTACCCCTTATTATATTGGTATTGCCACAGCCGGTAATACTATTCATAATAGATTCCAACCACATTATGCTAAACTTACGGTTAATCTAGCGGCTATGTTTGGAGATGTTAATCGTCCAAGAAAAGAAACTCGTTGGCAGTTTCCTAAGAATTGGCGTAAAGGAATGAAACAGCATTTCTTAGACAATCCAGATGATATTCCAGATTACTGGGTAGGTAGACAAAAGCATGATGTTCTACAACCTGCGAACTTAGACTGGAAGCCTATCTTTAAGAAAGAGGTAGATAAGTTGCCTGTGTTGGCTTGGAATCTCACCAACCTGGACAGCAAACAAATAGATGCCTTAGAAACAGCATTTATTCGTGCATATCGTCCTATATTCAACGGATCTAAAACACGAATTTAACTTGACTTCTACTACAAAGAGTGTATAATAGCACTATTAGTTAAGTAGGAGTTAATCATGACAGATCTTGTAGCCAGAGCAGATGCATTCGCTGCTGCCGCACATGGTGCAATCAAACACAAACGAAAATACACAGGTGACGACTATATTGTTCATCCTCGTGAAGTTGCGGCAATAGTTGCAACTGTTCCTCACACCGACGAAATGCTTGCGGCGGCCTTATTACATGACACAGTAGAAGACACCGGTGTTACTATCGAAACTATCCGTGCAGAGTTTGGTCCAATTGTTGCAATGTATGTAGCAGACCTAACTGATGTTAGCCGTCCCAGTGATGGTAGTAGAGTAGTGCGCAAGGCTATTGATTTGGCGCACACTGCTACTGCTTGTGCTGATGCTAAAACAATTAAACTTGCCGACTTGCTGTCAAACACTGCCAGCATCGTTGCACACGACCCGGGCTTTGCACGTGTGTATCTTAAAGAAAAAGCCGCAATGCTCGAAGTAATGACTGATGGTGATGCGACACTGTTGGCTCGTGCTAAGGCTACACTAGCGGCTGGACTTGCTAAATTGGATGGCAAATAACGGTTGACTTTTGGTAAAATTGACTGTATAATGCTATACATACACTAACAACACAGGAGTAATAAATGGCTTATATTAGCGCACAAGATGTAAAAGCAATACGTGACGAACTTAAAGCAACATTTCCTAAATTCAAATTTGGTGTACGTAAAGGTTATGCGGGCAGTTCAGTTGATGTAACTATTAAGCAAGGTCCAGTTGACTTTGCTGAAGTGTTTGATGATGGTCATTTGCCTACTAAACGTAAATATGTTCAAATCAACGAATTCCATTTAGACTTCTACGGTAAGTACGAAGCGTTCTTTGAACAGGTATTAGAAATTATCAAGTGTGCTCCAGCTCGTGCTGGTGGTCGTGCTTGGTTTGATAAAAGCGATAGTATGACAGATTATTTCCACATTGCATACTATATTCATTTAAACGTAGGTGAATGGGATAGTCCTTATACCTGCACAAAACAAAAGGAGTTTGCATAATGAGTAAAAATTTACAACGTATTTTAATTTCAATAATGTTAATCATCGGTTATGTAACATTAGGATTACTTGGTGAGAATGGTTTGATGTTACATGACCTATTAGGTAACTTTGCTGTCGGTTGGATAGTTTGGGAAATTGCCACTGGTATTGTTGGTGATTAAACAGTACTTGACAAAACAAGAATTTGATAGTATAATCTGTTTTGTTACATTTAATAATTAATTAGGAGCTACACATGGCAACAATAACTGAAAATAGAACTGTTACAGCAACAGAAGCAAAGGCAGCAATTTTACGTTGCTTTACAAAACAACGCCCACTATTTTTATGGGGCCCTCCTGGTATTGGTAAAAGTGAATTAGTAGAAGGCATTACTAAAGACATGGGCGGGTTGATGATTGACTTGCGCTTGGCACAAATGGACCCGACGGATATACGTGGTATTCCTTACTTTAACAAAGACTTAGGCGTGATGGATTGGGCTCCGCCAATTGATTTGCCCACAGAAGAAATGGCTGCACAATATCCGATTGTGGTGTTGTTTTTAGATGAGATGAACAGTGCAGCGCCAAGTGTGCAGGCAGTTGCTTATCAACTTGTATTGAACAGACGTGTGGGCAAATATAAACTGCCTGATAACGTTGTGTTGGTAGCGGCAGGTAACAGGGACGGTGACAAAGGTGTTAGCTACAGAATGCCAAGTCCACTTGCTAACAGGTTTGTGCATTTGGAAATGCGTGTGGACTTTGAGAGCTGGTTAGGTTGGGCTACTGAAAATCGTATTAACAAAGATGTAATTGGTTACATTAGTTTTGCTAAACAAGACTTGTATGACTTTGATCCAAAAAGCTCAAGCCGTAGTTTTGCAACACCTCGTAGCTGGACTTTTGTTAGCGAGTTGTTAGATGACGGTATGGCAGATAGCACCACTACAGATATTGTAGCAGGTACTATTGGTGAAGGTACTGCGGTTAAGTTTATGGCGCATAGAAAAATTTCTGCCAAAATGCCTAATCCAAGTGACATTTTAAATGGTAAGGTTACAGAACTTGCTGTTAAAGAAATTAGTGCTATGTACAGTTTGACAATGAGTATGTGTTACGAATTGAAAGATGCGTACACTAAAATTGGTAAAGAAGACAATGCTAAATGGCACACTATGGCAGATTACTTCTTTAAGTTTATGATGGAAAACTTTACTACAGAAGTTACTGTTATGGGCGCACGTGTAGCGTTAACAACTTTTAATTTGCCTTTTGTGCCTAACAAGTTGAAAAACTTTGATGAGTTCCACAAACGCTTTGGCAAATATGTTGTGGCTGCGGTCGCATAATAAGGAAAAGCCCCGCAAGGGGCTTTTTACATGTATGAGTAATTATAAAATAACTAAGATGGATGGTAGACATACAGGTCACGAACTGTTTAATCATTATATAAATTATAATGTTTATACTCGTAGAAACTTTAATCCTGTCTCTGAGAATGAAGTAAACTTTCTCAAAGCCCGTGTTTGGTTTTGGGAAAAGTTTGGTCCAAGTAGCGAACTTGGTAAATGTCATCGACTAAACAGTATCGATCACCAAACCCCATTATGGGCTTGGCAAACTGAACATAACCTACTAAGAATATATGTATCAGAAAAGGCCCTAGACTTCTTTCTGTTAACACATTCAACTTGACAAACTTCACATTTGAATGTATAATAGCTGTTATAGTAAACAATTAGGAGTAACATATGGCAACAGCAACGGCAACAACTAGTGCAGAAAAGAAAAAAGTAGTTACTGTAACAGATGCACGTATTGATGCGGCTGTACGTGAAAAACTTATTACTGCACGGATTGCGTTATTACTTAAGGCGCCGTTTTTTGGTAACTTAGCGACACGTTTAAAATTAGTAAACGCAGATGAGTGGTTAAGCACAGCGGCTACAGACGGACGTAATTTTTACTACAATAGTGAATTTGTAAACAAACTGCCTCAGAAACAAGTAGAGTTTTTAGTAGGGCATGAAGTGTTGCATGTAGTTTACGATCACATGGGACGTAGACAGGATAGAGATGGACAGTTGTACAACGTTGCGGCAGACTATTGTGTTAATGCTGATTTAATTGACAGTAAGATTGGTGAGAAAATTACAAGTGTGCCTATTTTGTATGATAGAAAATATGCAGGTTTGAGCTCAGAAGAAGTGTATGACTTGCTGTATGAAAACGCTGAAAAAATTAACGTCAATGATTTGCTTAAACAATTGTTAGACGAGCATTTAGATGATGGCGATGACGACAGCGAAGAAGGTGAAGGCGAAGGAGAAGGTGGACGTCCGGGTAAGATGACTGCTGAAGAAAAGAAAGCATTGCGTGACGAAATACGTGAAGCTGTACTACAAGCGGCAGAAGCGGCAGGTGCAGGCAACTTGCCAAAAGGTGTTAAACGTTTAATTAACAAGCTGACAAATCCACAACTAAACTGGCGTGAACTTATTAGACAACAGGTACAAAGTTTAGTTAAAGCTGACTTTACTTGGGCACGTATGAATAGAAAAGGGCAACATTTAGATGCAATTTTGCCAGGTAGCAACTTTGCAGAAACAATTGATGTTAGTGTTAGTATTGATGCGTCAGGCAGTATGAGTGAAAGTATGTTACGTGATATCTTAAGTGAAGTTAAAGGTATTATGGAGTCGTTTGACGACTTTAAACTTGATGTATGGTCTTTTGATACAGATGTTTATGGTTACGAAAAATTCACACCAGATAACATTGACGATATTGACACTTACGAATTACAAGGCGGCGGCGGTACAGACTTTGAATGTAACTGGAACTTTATGCGTGAAAATGAAATTGCACCAAAATTGTTTATTATGTTTACAGATGGTTACCCAGGTGGTGGGTGGGGCGACGAGAGTTACGCAGACACATTGTTTGTAATACACGGTACTACTAGTATCGAAGCACCATTTGGTATTACAGCTTATTATGATTTATCGAAAGGAACAAATTAATGGCAACATATGAAAGTTTTAGTTATAGTCCAACAGATCTAGCTGTACAACTGTCTGGCGCGACGCAGGATACACTTGTTTATCTGTTGAATAAAAAGTATATCACTAATGAACAGTACAATGAATTATCAGGTAAACTGGTGGTTATGGCTGTGCCTAATCGTAAAGGGTTTGGTAAGAAACTGTTGGATTATTGGTTTGGTGAGGGTAATAAGGAAGAGTCTGCTTGGGTATTTCCTATTGTAGAAGTGTCTAACCACTATGTTTCTGCTACACCAGAAAAGCCAAAGAACGTGACTAAACTTAAAACCAAACCTAAGTTAGAGGTAGTTGAGTAATGAGTACAGGTAGGCTAAAAGACCAAAAAGACTTTGATCTTGAACAGATCGTTCGGGTCATTGATTCTGCATTAGAGTCAGACGATCAACGCATTAAGGACGCCTTACGTGCGCTTATGACTATAACTGTGTTGTGTACAGCAGAACATCCTGATCAAGTCTTACACAACGGTCCGCTAGCACGTGTGTTTGAAGACATGCGCAATATTAATCAACGATTAGGTCGTTTAGAAGATGATCTAAACAAGATTAAATGGGATCAACAAAGGCGCCAAGTTGAGCCATTTACTTCGCCATACCAGCCGCCCACTGGTCCATTAGATCCCTGGGTTAGTCCAAACGATCCGACTAAACCAAAGCCCATGTGGGGACCAAGATGGAGTGCTGGTGATGATCCTAACTATAAAGGCGCAAGTTCTGGTATGCTTGCTGAAGACTTTATAAAAAAATTGGAGAAACGATAATGGCCTTAGGTTGGGAAGATGTACAGCGTGTAAAGCGTGTAGAAGCTCGAGCAGAAGAGCTTGGGTTTAAGTTTTCTTCTTCAGCTAATTATAACTATGGTGGTAACAACATTATAAGTTATATTTGTTTAAAACCTAAAGAAGATTGTTTACCACACTACAGTCGTGATGCCGATGTCTTTATAGGTACACTTGAAGAGATTAATACCTGGTTAACTGGGGTTGAATGGGCTCGTGGCTACGAAGAAATGCTTAAACTTGGCAATGATAAGAAACGTAAGGAAAAAGAACAAATTGAGCGTAATCGACAGTTGTTGCGTACTATTAAGTCTGGACGAAAAGTTGAAGGAATACTTGGCGCAACAGACATCAATGAATGGCGAACACAATTAGATGAAGAGTACGATATCGACGACGAAGTTGATTACCGTGAAATACCATTTTAGGAAAAATACAATGACCAAAGTAATGACTATGACAAAAATAATTGAATCTTTACCCTATGAATTAAGTGAGTGTACACCTGAACAAGCACCGTGGACTACGTTGGTAGAAGAAGACTTTCACATTGCTATTTTTAAAGATGGCTTTCCTGTTAGCCACGGACATTTGCTGTTTGTGCCCAAATATAATACTGTAGACGTATTAGCAGATGCCGTGGCTGATGCTATCGCACACGGACAACGTATGGTTGCCGAGGGTAACTGTGATGGGTATAACATTGGTATTAATGTTGGAGAGGCTGCTGGACAAACAGTTGCTTGGCCACATGTACATATGATTCCGCGACGCACAGGTGATGTCACTGATCCACGTGGTGGTGTGCGTAATGTTATTCCTCATTTAGGTAATTATAAGAGCAAAGGAATTGGGGATGCCTACGACGAAGTAAATAAATGGTACGGCGACTTTGGTGATGCTAGAGACTAGATAAATGCTCAAACATAACGAACCAAATCCACTCAACATACACGGACTAAGACAACTAGGTCATTGTCCGCCACACTTCACACCTGTGTTATTTGATCTTGCTGTACAAGACAAGGATTTAGTCGACTGGCTGTATGAAAATTTAGAAGGACGCTTCTACTCCGGACAAATTGACGTTAAACAACCCTCTGGCGTTATTGCACGTCAACAATGCATTGCCTTTGAATTAGCTGCAGAAGCCAGTTACTTTGCCTTATTCCTACCTCAACTTAATCAATCCAGTATTATGTGGTAATAAAATATTTCCACCTGTTTAGACCATGGTAAATAAAGTTATCCCAAGGAGAACTTTTTTAATGGCCAAAGCAGAAACAACCGCAACAGAAGATTCAACGCCTGTTGCATCCACAGAAGCACAACAACCGGCAGTACCAAGTTTAACACTACAAGACTTAATTCTTGTAGCACAAATCATCCAACTTACTAGTCAACGTGGTGCGTATCGTGCCGAAGAGTTAGCCAACGTTGGTGCGTTATACAATAAATTAATTGCATTTTTAGACAGCGTTGGTGCAATTACTAAGCCAGACGAAACCGCTGCACAGGAGCAATAAGATGATTAAGCACGTAGGTAGACATAATAACAAGCGAGTTGTTATTGCATATAGACAAGTTCCAGATGAAGATCATATGTGTTTGGTAATTTACAGTGAAACATTACCCATGCGCATTCATGATGAAGTAATGAAAGTATTAGAAAGCGACATTGGTCAACAGGCCAATGATTTTGCAGACGCACTATTCCGTCATACTATGGCAGATGGTGTTAATTGTTTAAATGCAATTCATCGTGGTGGACTATTATCTAAAGTACCAACTAACCAAGTTATTGTAACACCAACTTCAGCTAGTTCAGTACGCTTAGATGAATTAAACACCTTACTAAATGAAATTGCCAAAGGTGAAGCCGCAACTGAGAAATTAGCCAAGGCAGATGCAGGACAAAGATGGGAAGGTAGAGAGTTAGGTGAACCAGCAAGAACTACAGCAGAAAGTGTAAATACTACATCAGCTAGTGTTAATACGGATGGCGTGTTGTCTGATGCTGATATTGCAAATCAACGTTTAGCACAAGCTACTAAAATGGAAGCCGAAGCTAAAACTTTATTAGCAGAAGCAAAACGTTTAAAAGAAGAAGCAAACGCACTGGCACCTAAGGTAACTAAGGCAAAAGTAGCAAAAGCAACTACAAGTACAACAACACCTACGAAGAAAACAAATGCCAGAAAACCTACCACAACCAAAAAAGCCGCGGCGTAAAGCTACGCCAGGCAAGAAAGTCAACATGAGTGTTAAGAAACGTTGGCAAGACATTGTTAGAGACGTTGATAAAAAAGAAATACCAGTCACGGTGCTACAACGTATTATTGTTAAGCTCATTGATGGTACTGATCTTAGTATTGATGTTAAACAATTACTTGATGACGGGCAACATCCTGACGAGATCGAAGAATTACTCAATGCCAAGTTTCAAGACTTGGATGAGTATATTGAAAACGTTGACTTCTTTATTGATATTGATAAAGTAGTTGGTGCTGTTCAACCCGAGACCGACAAGGTACTTAAGAATCTATGATTATATCAATTTTAGCTAGTACTAATACCGGCGGTATTGGTAATAGAGGTACCTTGCCTTGGCCACATAATAAAGAAGATATGAAGTGGTTTGCTAATCATACTACGGGTAATATTGTAGTCATGGGCCGCAACACATGGGATGATCCTAAGATGCCTAAACCACTACCTAATCGTGAAAATTATGTTGTCAGTAGTCGACATGTAGCACAACAATATCAACATCTGGTAAAGTGGATTCCCAGCAATCCCGTAGAGAATATTGTACAGTTACAAAAGGACAACCCTAACAAAGATGTTTATGTTATCGGTGGTCGTCAGTTATACGAAGCAACAGAAAGCATTGTTGATAGAGTATATCTTACACGTATCAAAGGTGCTTGGTTTACTGATACACGTATTCAACTTGAAAGTATGCTTGCATGTTTCCAAATTAAATCAGTTAAGCCCGGTGAGAATTGTACCTACGAAACGTGGGACCGCATAATGTTTTTTAAATAGTTGACTTATAGAACTATCTCTGTTATACTAATAATATGAAAACATATCTTGATTCTTTAAAATTTGTCCTAGACAATGGTACAATAAGACCAGACCGTACATCAACAGGTACAATTGGTGTGTTTGGTATGCAACAACGCTACGATTTAAGTAAGGGCTTTCCGGCCGTTACTACCAAGCGTCTTGCGTTCAAAGCCTGTCTCAGTGAGTTGTTGTGGTTTATCGAAGGTTCAGGTGATGAAAAGCGCCTACGAGAGATATTACATGGTAGTAGGGACTCTGAAAAGAGTACCATCTGGACTGCCAATGCCACAGCAACTTACTGGACTCCCAAAGCAAAGTTTGATGGTGACCTGGGTCGTGTCTACGGAGTACAATGGCGTGACTTTGGGGGTGTTGATCAACTACTTAAATTAGTAGAAGGTATTAAACAAGATCCATACGGACGTAGACATATCCTAACTGCGTGGAACCCAGGCGAGTTAGATCAAATGGCTTTACCTCCATGTCATTGTTTTGCACAGTTTTATGTATCAGCAGATAATAAGTTGTCGTGTCAAATGTATCAGCGATCATGCGATATGTTCTTAGGAGTTCCTTTTAACATAGCATCCTACAGCCTGCTAACGCATATGGTAGCCCAAGTGTGTGGCCTTGGGGTAGGCGAATTCGTTCACGTACTTGGTGATGCACACATATATTTGAATCATGTAGATCAGGTAAACGAACAATTGCAACGTGAACCATTACCTGCACCACAACTTTGGATCAACCCAGACATTACTAATATTACTCAATTTACCATGGAAGACTTTAAACTAAATGGCTATGAATCACTCGCAAGCATTAAAGCACCAATGGCAGTCTAAGAAACCCGAAACCCATCGTGTAAGATTCTTTACCAGCACATTCACTGATGATGTTGACACACAAATGTCTGACAGATTTTGGCGGATTGCTGAAGAATTTAAATTAACTCCACAGGCCCAATGGGTTAAAGATAATGATATTACTCTAGCGTGGGCGGAAGACGACATATACTATTCATTTGGTAAGATGTGTATTATATACGGTGACTTAACTGAAAGACAATATGTAGATTATAGTTTACGATTCTTTCAACACCAATCGGATTGGAAATGAAAATCCTAATCACAGGCGGTGCAGGGTTTATTGGACACAATGTAACTCGTATATTAGAATCACAAGGTCACGAATGTTATGTCATTGACACCGCAACAGACTATGGCTTTATACCAAAAAAGGAATTAACTTATCTCAAATCTTCGCGTAAAGAACGTTTTAAATCACGTGTTATACATACTGATATATGCAGCGTTAATCATATCGACAGTATTTTTAGCGCAGTACGTCCAGAGCTAGTAATACATCTCGCTAGCTTTCCTAGACAAAAAATAGTCAGTCAGGATCCAATACTTGGGTCAGAAGTAATGACCACTGGATTGATTAATCTTCTGGAAGCCAGCACACGTTATAACATCAATAAGTTTGTCTACATTAGTTCAAGTATGGTCTACGGTGACTTCAATAATGAATCGTTTGATGGTATCGGTGAATATGTTGACTGTAATCCAATCGGGCAGTATGGCATTATGAAATACATGGGCGAGAAACTTGTAGCTGATTATACTCGACGCGGTTGCTTTGCGCATACTATTATTCGTCCTAGTGCTGTATACGGACCTTGGGATGTCGAGGATAGAGTTGTTAGTAAGTTTATGCTGGCGGCCCTACGTGGAGAAGTATTAAAAGTTAAGGGTGCTAACGAAGTCTTAGACTTTACCTATGTTGAAGATACTGCCATGGGTATTGCACAGGCCGCACTCAGTGATAATGCCAACAATAAAATTTACAATATAACACGTTCGTCGGATGTAGAATATACACTGCTGGATGCTGCTCGTCTTGCTGTTGATATTGCAGGTCGAGGTAGTATAGAAATTGCAGATCGAGACTTGGCATTTCCCACACGTGGTAGATTAAACATTGCTAGTGCAAGAGCGGACTTTGGATATAATCCCACAGTTGATGTAGAGAATGGATTTGCTCTTTACAGTAGATGGTTTACTACATCACCTTATTGGACCAAACAACTCGCAAAATGATTCCATTCTTTGGTGTAGACCGTCAATACAAAACAATCCGTGAAGAAATACTCGATGTAACAGATCTTGTCTATTCGAGCGGACAGGTATTAGATGGTGAATATACTAGAACCTTTGAACAAACTCTTGCTAAAATGACAGAACGTAAGTATGCTGTTGCTGTTAATAGTTGTACACAGGCTTTGGTCTTTGCACTGCGAGCAATTGACTTTTATTCCTTATTCCATAAAAACAAAGTATTAATTCCCAGTCAAAGTTTTGCCGCCACAGTTAATGTTGTGTTCGAAGCTGGCTATGAACCTGTATTCTGCGATGTTGATCCTATCTCGGGATTAATCGATCTCGACAGTATACCAGTTAAGCCAGATGAAGTTGCGGCTGTTATGTATGTAAACTTGTTTGGTAATATTATTGACTATGATAAGTTACAAACGTATGTTACATTCTTTAATAGTCATCGCATACCTGTAATCGAAGATGCCGCACAATCGTTTGGTGCTTACTATCGCGGAGTACCTAGTGGCAAGTTAGGTGATATTAGTTGTTTAAGTTTTGATCCTACTAAGAATTTTCCCAACTACGGATCTGGCGGAATGATACTCACAGACGACTACGAGCTAGCCGAGCTGTGCATTAATATGCGTGACAACGGCAAGGTGTCGGAGCATTACACAGTTGGCACCAACAGTAAGATGAGTGAAGTTGATTGTGCGCAGATGTTAGTTAAACTAAGACACTTCGATGATTGGCAACAACGTCGTAGGAATATTGCAGAATATTATACGGAAGAACTAGATGGCCCTGTGCAGATGATTCCCGTGTATCATAATGTCGAACATGCATGGCATAAGTTTGTTATACACTATCCAGAACGTTCGCGTTTATTTTCAGATTTACACTATATGGGTATAGAAACTAAGATACATTATACAGCACCATTGCACATGATGGGTGTTGTCGGTGGACACGAAGTTCTAGTAGGTGCTGAACAGTTCAGTAAAACGTGTTTAAGTTTGCCTATCTATCCAGAGATGACTGATGCAGAAGTCGAAGCAGTTGTTGATGCTATTAAAGAGTGTACTTGGTAGCGTAATACTGTTTTAGCCAATTCCATTCAAACGTAAGCATTAGTTGATCCATATCACCAGCAACATCATTGTAGTATTCTAGTGCGTCCTGTGCACCTTGTAAACTTGATTCAGCGCAGTTACCTTCAGCTGTTGTTAACCATACGTCCAATCGATAACGACTTTCGATACTGCCTGTACGCTCTACGTCATCTTTAAGTTTAATACACTCTCTAAACGCAGTGCGCCATGTTAGCTCAGGTGTAGTATTATAATGCGCTGTAGCACTTAGTAGAGGCACTACAGCGTGTGCAGCACTCAGTGTAAAGTCTAACCCTGTATTAGTTGTAGCCAGTGTTAACCGCTTGTTATACGCAATTACACCCATGTGTCCGTACTCTAATCCGTTTACTGGATTCTTAGCATGGAATATGTAGTGCTTAGGGCCCTGCAAGTAGTCTGGTTGCCAATCCCAATCAAAGTCGGTGTTAACTTCTAACTTAGCAAACACAGCAAAGAACCAAGGTGTTGTGCTAGCTTCAGCGGCTGCTTTGTAAGCGTTAGCTCGACCATCGACATTTTGCACACGTTTAACTGATCTACGTGTTTGGTCTACTGTACTAATCAAATGTTCGTACCAACGTTCTGCATCTGGTTCACCATTGCTGATATAGATGATATCTAGTGCATGCTCATTAAACATAGAGTTTTTAGCAATATACGGATAATCGTATGCTTGTGTATTGATAGCAGATTTAGCGTCTCTAGGAGCTAAAATGTAGCTATTTCCGGCTGAAAAACCAACAATTTGCCTGTCTTTTGCGTACCAAATGCTTGGGTTATACTGTACACCACGATCGTAATTAAAAAACCACGTATAAGGATGTTTAAAATCGTGCGACTTAATTGCTGCAATTAAATCGTCGCCTGTGTACTGATGGCTAGGAATAGGTAGTCGCGGAACACGTTGTTCTTCGCAGTAGTTAATAACGTTAAACCAATCTAACAGTTCAAGTTCAACCATTTGCTGTTTAAAACTTTCTACGTGTATATAGAATGTATCACCGCGTGCTTGATTAGCACTAGGGAACACGTGTATCATTTCTTTCTGCCAGGGTTCGGGCTGCCAGCTAAAGTCAAAGCGTGCATAGTCACATAAGCTACTAATTATCCACACGTGTTCTGTTGCAGCAGTTGCCATAATACGTTTAAAGGTATCAAGGTAGTTGTCAACATAGCGAGTTGTTTTAATATCAGGGTGTTTCTTTTGTAGTTGTTCAATTTGATCATTATCATTGCCATGATCCACAAAGTAGATGTCATGCAGGTCATCTGGTATGACAATACTTTGATCTTGTACAAAGTTTAGGTTTGGAAATTCTTCTAAGCTGTTAGCCCATGCGGATGTACGTTCAAATTCCCAACGGTTAATTAAATAGGTATCACTCCACTTTTGATGTTGCGAACCAAATACATGTGTCATATAACTTTGCCACGGTTCAGCATGCCAGGCAAAATTAAAATCATCGTAGATGTTTTCACTGCTGACTACCCAAAACTTACTGGTCTTTGCTCGTGCTACGCAACGACGAATTGTGTCAATCATTGAATTAACATAGCGTACTCGTTGTACCTGTGGATACTGTTCAACTAATTTTTCATATCGTGCTGTAGAACTAGCATTGCTCCGGTCAATAAAGAATATATCTAATACTTGTATTACTGGGTTATCGTGTTGTCCTATAACAGGGATATCTCCAGCAAACTTAACTTCGGTTGCACCAGGAACAGTATAGGTCAATCCGATACTAGATTGAAACTCTGAGCCAAAGTGATATATGTAGGGAGGATCCTGCGGATGTGGTACCCAACCAAAGTCTACAGTATCCGCATTAACTTCTTCTGGTATAGTCCATAAGGTACGGTCAGGTAAGGTACGTGCTACTACTACATCAATATACTTTTCTTGTGTAGCACCCGGTACGTGATATTCAGGACCGCCTACTGAATTCCACACTGTAGGGAATTTATATATGTAGGGTTCTTCTGCTGGATGTGGTGCCCAACTAAAGTCAAATGATTCTTTGTCTATGTTAACAGGTACCTGCCAACGGCTCATGTCACTTAAGGTACGAGCAAAGAAATCATCTACAAACTTAACAGCAGATGCACCAGGTACACGATACTCCGGGCCGCCAATACGATCCCATCCCCACTTAACAGGAAACTGATATATGTAAGGTGGATCTAATGGATCAGGTGCCCATCTTTGATCAATGCTAGTAGGATCTATGTTATCGGGTACATGCCAATAGTCTAAATTAGGCAGACGATGTGTGTATGTTTCTTTATGATAGTTGTGTACTTTATCTTGTACAGTATACTTGTTAGCAAAGTGAGTGCCGCCATCCTGTTGCCATTGATTTGGCCATGTATGTATTTGATGTTGTTCCCAAGGCATTGCCTGAAAGCTAAAATCAAATCCGGTGTAATCATTTTGTCCATCGACGAACCAAAAGAACTTGGTACGACTTAAACTAGCAGCTTCCGCTAGTGTATCGGCTGGCAGTTCAAATGGAAATAAGCCAGGCTTTGGGCCTGTGTAGAACACATCAAACATCTAGTTGCTCTACTTCAATACCCGAAGATTTAAGGAAATTAATCCCGGAATTATCGCGGTAAGCAGTAGCATAGAATACTCGTTTAATACCACTCTGATATATGAGCTTGGCACAATCCAAGCAAGGACTATGAGTAACAAATAAATCAGCATCAAGACCAGACTCAGTACTTCTAGCCAATTTCGCAAGTGCATTAGTTTCTGCATGTAATACCTCTGGTCTAGTTTTAATATTTCCATCTTCTAAATCATATTCACAGTTGTTGTCCCATCCACTAGGCATACCATTGTAGCCAATTGATACAATTCTATCATCTTTAACAACAAGTGCGCCTACTTTAAGTCTACGTGCTGTGCTTAGTTCAGCGTAGATGTGTGCAGCTCGCATGTGTGCTGTTTGATGTTTAGGCTTCATTTATTTCCTTGGCAATGATAGCTGCCCAACGTTCGGCATCTTGTTCTGTTACCCGTACATCGTAATGCTCTGGTGGTTCGAACACCTTATTTGTATCTTCAAATCTACCTAGTTTAATTGTATCTATCCATACAACATAGTCGGCATCAAAGATATCACGTATCTCTTTAGTAGGAGCAACAAAGTCACATATAACGTGACCGTTGCTGTCATCGGCTAACTTTTTCATACGTGTTGCTTGGCGTAGTCTACCTTCTTTGGAAAAGTCCCAATCATTGTATTTGCTTCTAACTGCATCGGCATTGTACCATATACAATCTATCAATGTTGATAGTGCGTGTGCAAGTGTAGTTTTGCCCGAGCCTGGTAGACCACAAATTAATATTCTCATGATAAAACTTTAACTCCGTATAGCTGTTCAAATCGATCTGCGTCAGCTCGATCATTTACCATCGGTTCGCCACGTATGTTTAAACTTGTATTAAGTAACATCGGACACCCTGTCCATGTATACCATAAGCACAATAGTTCACGTATACCACTACCATCACGTGGAACAGTCTGTACACGACTTGTACCATCTATATGTATTATAGCAGGAAATTCATCAGGACGCAAGCACTTTGCAGTGGTCTGCATGTATCTGCTTGTGGCAAATCCGTTGGGCATTTCGAAATACTCATCGACAAATTCTTCAAGTATAATAGGAGCAAAGGGTCTAAACTGCTGACGACGTTTGATTTCATTTACCTTATCTTTAATATCAGGTCCACGTGGATCTGCCAGCAAACTTCTATTACCCAATGCCCGTGGGCCAAACTCTGCGCGGCCGTTGGCAACGCCAACAATCTTGTTGGTCATTAGCTCGGATACAATATCGGTGCAAGGATAAGGGCCACTAATATCATGGCCAAGAAAAGCATTATTCCAATTAAGTCGACCCCCGTGTGCCAATGCCGCCGCTCCAAGACTGCTACCAGCATCACCAGGATTAGGCATAATCCATACGTTATCAAAGTATTCTCCCAAATCTCTATTAGCACTACAATTAAGCGCGACTCCGCCTGAATAGACTAGATTACTATTGGGTGCTAGCTTCATTGCCTTATACATTATATTATGTATTAAGTTTTCTGCTAATGTCTGCGCTGCATTAGCAATTTCAAATTCAGTCCACTTAGCTTGCATATCATTATCGGGCAGGCCAACATGTAGATTGTGTTTTAATGTTAGATTAAACTCATGATCAACTAGCCAAGTCGACAGTTGATCACTCAGACGTGTGGTATTTTGTTTTGCCCAGCCTGCCATGCCCATCAAGATGTATTCTTCATCTAGGGGTTTAAGTCCAACTTCTTTAGTAAATGCACTGTACATCAAACCGATGCTGTGTGGATATAGTTGTCGCCATACTCGGGTGTATTCAGCACGGCCATTAACATACTCGGCTTTCCATATACTAATAGTATCCCATTCACCAATGGCATCGATTACCACAACTGTTGCGCTGTCAAACGGGCTAGTTTGAAAGCCAGCCGCTGCATGACTTAAATGATGATTGTATGTATTAATAGGAAGATGATGTATCGGAGCGTCCGGTACCATCTTTTCAAGCATACCGCGTACTGTCCACGGCGTGGTTAATTCACTATATTGACCAGCGTAAAGTTGACGTGTCTTTTTAATCCAAGGTCTTTCATAGTAGGCAATTTGGTCAGGCAAGCCATATGTTAGTGCATCTGATATCAAAGCATTGTTTAAATTTTGATCGTGTTTAATCTTACTGTAACGTTCAGCATGACCCGCAAAGACAATGTCATCGCCTTTGATTAATGTAACTGCTGCGTCATGAAACCCAGCACTAATTCCGAGAATATTTTTCATTTAAATCCATCCCAAAGACCTAATATGTTCATAAATTTTATCCGCTACTATTGCATGCCCTTCTTCTAAAAAATGACCGCCTGGGCCTTTCGGAGTATTATATGTCCAATCCATCATCGATTGGTTAGGCCATCCTACAAAATATTGGGTATCAATTTGAGAGGTAAGAGGTTTACATAATGATATTGTTCGTCTAACTACATCGCCAACCGAATTAAGTACAATTAACTTCTTATTGATATGCTGTATATAAGATTGCAATAAGATTATATTTAACAGATATTGTTTATATAAGTAATCATCGGAATGATAACGATTTATATAATCCATCAATTCTGTTCGGAATGATACTTCCCCGGTAAACATGCGACCACGATGTCCCGGCCATGTATCATATATTCCGTATTCATCAGCAAATTCAATTCGAGCAAAGTGGCTCCAAGCTACAATAATCAAATCATAATCAGCAGCATTTTCTACCACATTTCGAACCATGCTAGTGTTACCTGTAGCAGGTTTTCCTAGATTAGTTAATTCACAGGATAGTTTATTTTGTAATATGTACGGCCAGGCTTGTTTAATGTCAGCTAATTCATCGCCATACGTAAAACTATCACCGACAGTTAATATACGCATTATTTATAGATAAATGGGTCACGCTTGCGTAATTCTTTTAATTTCTTACGATAGTTTATTTCTAATTTAATTCTATTATATAAATTCTTTAACCAATTCATTATAGTTCTCCTTAATGTATTTTGCAGCATCTACGTGTGCAGGCTCCAACGGATGAGTTGTAGCAAACGGATATTTAAAATCTCGTGCCCATGTGTAAAATCCTTGATTGTTTGGAAATGTTACCCACCGATCAAAATCAATTTGATTATACAGTGTGGTTATGTTTTCGTCATTCATTAGATATGTACAGTTATTTAACAGTGCTTCGTCTACCATTGAAAATATATATGGTATCTTTTTTAACTGTAGGTATTGTTGCAACATAGTAATTTCTGTTAGCGAATTATATGTTTCCCAATATTGTGTTCTACCAACGTGTTTATAGAATGTTTTAGCAAAATCACTAGTACCTGTTTGTTTAGCTCGTAATAAATGCTTGGTATGATGTTGTAATATCAAGTGATTATCTGCTTTAAATTCTTTTTTTATATCATCTACATTGTCTATAATTGACCATGGAGTTAAATTATACCAATGCCCCCAGCGTTCTTCTGTATCATAATTAAATCTAAATTCATATCTGCCAGGAAATGTCCAAGTTACAAATACTAATCCAACATCTTGTACACGTTCACAAACATTCATTGTGGTTCGACGAATAGCACTGTTGCTAAATCCAGGATAGGCTGCACATTCATACTGCATTCCGAAATCTTTAGCCAGCAGTGCTGGGAAAGTACTTTGACTGACTATCTGTAATGCAGGATTAGGATTAGTGGTATCTTTGTGTGTAACACTATCAGCTAATTCACTGCCGTAAGTAAAACTATCACCCCCTGCTACTAAAATCATATCCAGTTCTCATTGTTGCTATCTGTTGTTGTTTATAATCTGCATCTGTCCAACAGTAGTCAAATATTTTCTTAACTCCGTCAACTTCTATACTGTAGATGTCTAAATGATTACTTAATTTATCCCATATTTCAAACATGTCGGAAGTACCAAAACTCGTAACTAAATCAATTTGTCCTACTGGTAAGTATCCTAAACTTAACTTAGAATCTTGAGGATCTAAACCGTTTTCTATTAGCCAAAGTTTAAAGTCATGTTGTTCTTTATCATGCCAGGGATACTCCATGCCTATTGCAACATCTCTAGCCCATTCAACATCAAACTCTCCACTGTAGTACTCTAAGTGTGTAATTGCTTCGCATACTGTGTCAGTTAGCTCAGGGGCGCCTTCATCGCGCCATACTTCAAATAATGTTTTACCAATTTGGGTCCAATGCATGTATACTGTACCAAATCTGCGATCATATCCGTTAGTTGAAAATCCCTGTCTATGTTCGTCAGTTAACGTATAGCGGTCTGCGTGCAAAAATGTGGTAATTTGACTAGGACGAATCCATTCAGGAATAACCACAGCTTTACGCTGACTTAAAATAAGAGTTTCCATTTCGTGACATAAGATGTTTAATTGTCTAATAGCATACTTTGTTTCGTGATCTGCCACACAATAATATTTGCTTAAATTTGATACTGTTCCTTGAAGGCGTTCAAAATGATTATGTAATTGATTCAATACAGTGTGCTTAGGATGAAGTCCAATTTTTAATCGATGAGAGAGATGGGCTTCAACACTATCTCCTCGCACCCGATCTTCTACTGCATACGAATCCGGAAAACGCACTGTATTAGGATGGAACCATTCTTCAATAATATAATTTTCAAGCCCGTGTTTAGTAAAGTCAAAATTATTAATTTGTTCAACTGCCGCATTGGCCGCCTCGCATAGGTATTCTAATGTGCGGGCAGTTTTAGGAAATCCCATAAAGCAATAATTTTTCTCTATTAGATTGCCGCTGATTAACAACTCCTTTAGTGCTATTAACCAATCTTTAGATAATTGTGTATTATTCGGAATAATATAATATTCTATTAGATCAGTTTTGTCTAACGGATTACGTAGAGTTACTGTTACTTTAGATTGATTGGTACCATTCATATACAGCCGGTCTCTCTTTTAATATGTCTGCTAGGGTATAGGTATCTTTACGTATACTTTCTAATTGTAGCACACGAGCCTTGCCTTTTGCAAGACTTACTTTATATGTATCCTGCCACTGCTCATCGAACGTTGGTCGTGATTTTAACTGTACAAGTATATCCTGCATAGCACCAGAAGTCTCGGGTATTAGTTCGTCTAACCATGGGTGTAATAACTCGCGTGGGAGTGCAAGTGGACTAAGGATAATATCAGGGCTAAAGCTAAAAATAACTTTAGCTAAGATGTCTACACCTTCTTTTTCAGCAAGCTGGGTAATATTTTGTACTTCGAATAATCCCGGGAGGGTAAGCGTGAAGTCAATTCGCATTTGGCGTCTGTGACCTGCGATTCTAACTCCTTCACGGAAGTTTGTAAGCCATGAATTATAGTCAAGTCCTGTTCTAATATATTCTCCAATTGCTCCAGTTCCGTCGAGGCTGGCGCAGATTTGCCAGTCACGTAGCCCAGATAGAATATCCCTATAGAGATTGACGCCACGATAGTCGACGCGACTAAGATTTGTATTGTATCTTGCGTAAACATTTTTACCATCTCCTAGTTCAACAATGCGTCGCATGTAACGCCAATGTTGTTCGTACATTAGTGGCTCACCGCCGACCCAATATACTTCCTCAACTTGATGATCGTCGACTGCTTGAGCAAACTCCTGTTCTATTTGACTATCTTGAAATTTTGATATTTCTTCTCGTATGTCTGGCTTCATCCAATTGTTCTTTGGGTTATGCCAGTTAATCATATTATGTTGACGTTGTTCGGTTTCCCAAGCACTTGATAACATATCACCACACATACGACATTTAAAGTTACATAAGTTACTAAATCTATAATCCCAACTTACCGGGCGCATAGTTGTGTAACCTGTTGCATCTGTTGTTTCTGTTACTTGTAAATATTTATTACCAAAGAGGCTATCAAAATAACTACGGTAAACGGATGTATTAAGCAACTTATCATTGCACACTTCACATTCGGGTAATGTTTCGCCTGCCATCATACGTCGGCGCACTGACTTCATGTGGTCACTGTTCCAATGTTCTTCTAACGTAATCGGAATGTATTTGCCTGTGCCAGCACTAGTATCTATATACTGTTCAAAGTTCTGTGCAGGCTCGCGTGAGGCACAACACATACGCCTTTCAGTTTGAGGACTAAGATATGTATGTACCCATGGTGCTAGGCAAAGTGTACTAGGTTTTTGCATTAAATATGTCTGCTACTTGTTGATGCCATGTATGATCGTAATGATGCCCTAATTTTGATAGTGGCCACCGATCAGCATGATCCATATACGGAATTAAATCGTATAAAGTCATATCGATCAATGTTATATCTTTACACAATTGTTTAACTGTGTTTACTTGTTTGTTGAAATTTTCATGTAACCACTCGTCAGTGGCTGTATCCATAAAGTATATTCTATTAGCATCAGTAGCCAGTGACTGCGTAATCTTTCCGTGTTCTGCATATTCAAATCGGCTCCAATCAGGCCATAATACATAAACAATTGCCGGGGTATGCTCGGCTAATAGTGCAGGCATGATTCTTGCAATTAAATCACTACTACATCCAGGAACACCACAGTTAGTTGCTCCTAATAGTGCCGGCCACGCCTCATGTGGCTGAACCCCAATACCATATGTATGACTACAGCCAAATGCAAGATTATTCATAACCCATTGCTACGGCAATTTCTTTATGTGTGGTTAACATACTCTGCTCACGATAGGTATCAGTCTGTTGCATTTTTTGTACAAATGCTGTGCCATCACTACCTTCGCCATTTTCAATGAATTGAATTATTTTATCAATTTCAACACGATGCTTAACATTAAATGGATAAGCAGTTAATCTATCAATTACTAACTTCTGTGCCGCAGGTGTCATACGATTAATGCACATAACATTTGGATCATGTAACATATTAAAATGCACCATATCAAATTGTTGAGTATTGACCCAATCACAAAGTTCCGGTAGATAATAAACATTTTGTATGTTTATAGTCATACAAACCTGTGTCTGAATTAAATTAGTTCGCATCGCGTTAAATTTTATAACATTAGTTTTTACTTCCTCCCACACCGCACCGTAACGTTCATATTCGAAACGTGCTTCGGTATTGTCGATACTAATAGCAATCTCAACGTTTCTAAATTTACCCCACAATGCAACTTCTTCATCACTAGGATACACTGTACCGTTGGTATTATAATGTATATCAATACGCTTGCTATAACCATGCTCTACTGCATAGCGTAATAGTTTAAAATGTTCTTCAATTAAGAATGGCTCACCACCAGTAAATTCAAAATACTTAATGTTAGGTAGTAATTCTTTTAAATTTTCCCAAAACACTTCGCTTTCACGTGGCCACGTACCTTCTTGTAAGAATGTATATGCACTATGCTTTTTACGGTCGTACCCTTGTACATCTTTGTATTTTTTAGATTCATAATCAATTTCTTCTTTGGCCCATTTACTACTAGACCACGATCCACATATACGACATTTAAGATTACAGATGTTACCTAGTTTCAAATCAATGAACCAAAGTTGATCTGGAGTATCGTTTTTCCAATCTACAATAGGATAAAACTCTTTTAGTCTAATTCTACTATTAATACGCTTACTAACTATGCCAGCATCTTCTTCACTCCAACAGCGATTACATGTACTAGGCTTTTCTCCACGTCGAAATTGTTGACGTAGGTCCTGCATATATTCGCTGTTGTAAATTTCTGCTAGTGAATTTTCTCTAAGTTTGTATGGAGTACCATCAGGTTTAGTTATTTCATCTTTAGCTAAACAACACGGACGAGCTGTACCTACCGGACTTGCTTCTATACTGACCCAAGGTAACATACAGATACTATCGTGCGTTTTGTTAATACCTAAGTGATCACGCAATTCTCGATACTCTGGAAACACTTCTTCAAATGTTTCTTTTCTAAATTCATCTGTTTGATCATTTATCTTAAAAAATTCTTTTAATAGATGACTCTTATCATCTTGGTACATAAATGTAATGATAGCTCGATAACCTGATATAGCTCGCTGTAAATGATCTTGTGGTTCAAGCCATGCTATATGCTCTTCGACACGTTGTTTAATTCTATCTTTAAACTGTATAGGCAATACATCGATTCGATCACGTTCTGGACTTTGTAGAATGTTGACATTCCAATCCATTGCTTTAATCAAGCCAAGTTCAACCCATTCTCGATGAAATTCAGTTAAATGCCAAGCATTAAGTATACTAACTGTACTGCTGACATAAAAGTCTACATTAGGACAAATTTCAATCATTTTGCGACGATTATCTACTGTTTCTTCCCAGTCTGTACCTTTGCGAATGTATTCCCCACGAAGATATGAATCATCTAAACTTGCACCCACACTAACTACATCAAACAGTTTCCAATATTCAAACACCATTTTGTCTTTAAGACGTATGTGACTAAAGTTTGTATTGTAGATTAATCGTACATGGAACATCTCACGACGAACTAGTTCTTCTAAGATGCGATAATGTTCTTCCATGATCAATGGTTCGCCGCCAGCAAAGTAAATCTGTTCTAGATAGGGAATGTGTTCCTGCATCTGTTCCCACATGTCATCTTTATTTTTACCTGCAAACATAATCTGTGGATGATTTAGTTTACCGAATAGTTTAGTTTCTTCTGCAAACCAACTACTGCTAAACAAACTTCCGCAGGTGCGGCAACTAAAGTTACAGAGGTTACTAAAGCGCACATCATAGTAACGTAGTTTAAAGTCATTTAAACTACCGTCGACATTAGTTTTATCTGCTAGTGCAATATGATGCCCAAAGTTTTTATTTTGACTATTGCGCATACTAAAGAATCCATTGTCTTCTTGCTCATAGCATCGCGTACATTCTTTACTGGGTTTATCCTCTAACATATTTAGACGCATCTGTTTGTATGGGGTTCCATTCCATACTTCGGCCATGGTATTTTCTTTGAAGTTACCAATAGGCAAATGCATTTCACCCAAACAACAAGGATATGCACGACCATCAGGAATTCCATGCATGTGCGTCCATGGTATCATACAGAAGTGCTTGCTTTCTATTAGTTTATATGTTTGGTCTTCTGTTAAATCATCTTCGTGTATGTACACAGGTTTGCGTGTATTGTAATTGTGATTTTTATGATGTACTGTTAATTTTTTGCTTGGCTCATCGCTCATAGTGTTTCATACCAGTTAATTAATTGTGTAAATGTGTATTTAAAGTCTTTACCACGACGCTGGTCGTATTGTTGATAAAACTGTTTAAAATCGTTTTGCAGTGTAGGCAAATCAAATGCTTCGCTGTGTGGAGTATCCACCATAGTCAAGTATTCAATTAGTCGTTTAATATGTTCGAGTTCATGTTCATGTAATACTGTATTCTTTTTATTGTTGGATAAAAATTTTTCAAGTTCTAAACTATATTTTGTACGTAATTCCACTGGCAATATTAAGGGACTTTGAAAGCTAGGGAAACGTAGAATGTTTAAGGTAAACGACAACGAATCGCGCCCGTACTTTTCTTTAAGTTTCATTAAATTGTACAAAAATTCACTCAGACTTGGTAAGCACAGTGCATTGATTGTGCCCATAACATGTACTCCACGTACTTGTTTAGACTCTAATAAAAATACTAAATTTTCAACCCATTGAGTCCATTCCAATCCATCACGTATATACTCTGCTTGGCCACCCATGGCTTCATTACTGGTATAGATATCAAGTTCAATACCCTGTGTGCTGTCAAGCAAGCGTTCGAGTACATCACGTTTAAAGCCAAGATTACTATTAATTGCAAGACGTGTAGTACTGGCGCCTCTATGTTCTTTAAACCAATCTATTAGACGCCATGTATATCCTGACATTAAGGGCTCACCGCCTGTGATGCGCAGTTCTTTTAATGTTTTGTGTAGATCCGACTCCCACCACGCAAAGAACGCTTCCACATAAGGATTAACTTCATTGAGTGTGTAAAGTTGACTACTATCATGAACATGAGTAAAGTGATTCCTACCGTCTGATACCAAGTTTGTGTAAGCACCATTTGTTTTAATATCTCTAACCCAGGCGCTACTAAAAGCAGGATTGCAGTAACTACAAGCAAATTGACAAGTACGGTCAAAAGAAATTTCCAATGTCTGCAGATCCACGTCTTGATCTGCGGGTAAATTGTATGCATAATCTAAATCCTCATCTTTATAAATTACAGTTTTGTACACACGGTCACTGACTGCATCTGTGCCCATGTCTTCAATCTTCCAGCAGTATTCACAGCCCGCAGGTCGTTCGCCCTGTTGCATCATACGACGTTCTTCTTTCTTACGTATGCTGTTATGCAGGGCTTTGGGATTGGCAGCAATATCTTCGAGTGATACTTTGTGCGGTAATGGATGATGACAGCTAGTAGTCATACCAGAACCCAACCATATAGTAGCATTGTACCATTTGGCCGCACAGAATGATGCTGACTTAATGTCAATTACTCTACGCTTATATTCTAAGTCTGTTTCGTTATTAATTTTCGGCATGATATTTGCATTCGTTCCAAAATTCTCGCATCTGAGGGAATATGTCTGTAAAATGTCCTATGTCAGTTTCGTATGCGCCTCGACGTTTGTCGTATTCGCTAAAGAAACGATAGAAATCTGCACGTTGTAGTGTAACATACTTGGGCTCTAGTTTGCTACCATCCCTCATCCAAAGTAAGTTGCGTTCCATACGCTGTATTTCATAATCTTTAAAGCCAACAAAACTATCGTTGGGCATCAGATTATCCTTCATAAATGCTATGACATCTTCCAACACTGCGTAGTAACTGTTGGGTAGTATCTGTAGACTCTGCCAAGTTGGACTACGCAGTAATGGTGTATCAAACCAAACACGTTGATAAGTGTCGCTATACAATTCGCGTTGATCTAATATAGTCTGCAATAATTGTTTTAGACCTAAAATATTTAAATTACTCATTGTGATGATATAGGTTAGGCTATTGCGATAAGGTATATGTGTAAGATAACGATGTACATATGAATTTACTCTATGCTGATTTAAACCACGACGAATATACTCTGACTGTCTGGTATCGCCCGAATCTAAACTAACATACTGCATGAAGTGTTCAATGCGCTCACCTTCGCATAGTTGTTTTACTTTGTCTAGGTACTTGTCAAACAGTTCAGGCTCGACACTAAAGTTACTAGTAACATCAACGTGTAAATCGCTTTTAGGCAAGGCTAAGATATAATCAAACACGCGATGTGTATTCTTATCCATCAAAGGTTCGCCACCAGTCATACGAAAGTGTTTTAAGCTGCCGTATAGTTCAGGCCACCAAGCCCAAAATGCATCTACATATGGATTAGCTTCACGTACAGGAATAGGCTTACGTCTACCTTCGAAGTGTTCAGGCGCATTGTGTGGGGTGCTGGTAGGATATGCTCCCCATCGGTCAATATCTTTGCCCCACTTTGTACTGTACTGCGGACTACAATAGCTACAGGCTAGGTTACAACCATGACTGAAGTTTACTTCAACATAACTCGGCACAACATCTTGGTCCCAAGGTGCATTTACTATTGTGTCGTAGTGGTCAGCCGCCCATGGCTCGCCGCTGCGATAGTGACGATCACTTAGTTGGTTGTTATCTTCTGCACTCCAACAATAGCTACATTCTGCCGGGCGTGTTTGCTCTAGCATAAGTTTACGTTGTTGTTTCTTGTAGTCGGTATTATGTAAGGCACCGGGATTGAACAGCAACGGCGCACTGTCAATCTCATGTAATGGTGGGTGGTAGCAACTGTTAGTTAGTCCAGTTGGTAAGTGTAGACTTACCTGTTGCCATTTCGCCAGACAGAGTGCAGGACCTAACTTGTCCTTCATTTCCTCTGCACTTGACATAAAATTACTACTCACGTGACATCAGGCCTCGGTTTTTAAACACACTCTTGTAATGATGCTTAAAGAATTTACTCTGATCTGCTGTAAAATGTGGAGCAGGTAAGCCTAATTTTACGCTTAATGTATGCGACATTTCACTGCATTCTTCTACTAGATTTAATACTTTGTTTTGATGCCAAATTTTGTTTAACGCATCAAAGTCCTGCACTTCTCTATAATCCCAATCTGTAATCATAGTCATATAGGTGCCTAGTTTAGCACCATACATTGCCCAGTCACCATTCTCTACATCCATACCTACATTGTGCCATATGTTTAAATGATCGTAGTTGCGTTCATGTACACGTCGTTCAAATTCTTGTAGTGAGGGTTTAGCACCACGATCTAAACACATTTTAACGCCTTCCCTGAAGCCTGCTCGCCATGCTTGATACGGACTTTGATTTGGGTATGTTGTGCTATAGCAATCATTCATTGCCCAATAGCGCGAGTCAAAGCAAAACTCAACTGCTGTGTCATCTGCACCATCGCTGGCTTCGTGTGTGCGCATGTTGTTGACAAAGTCCTTAGTCCAACAACTCATGCCACCGTTGCCGTACATAAGTCCGTTGATGTGATTACGTGCCTTCCATCGAAATACTACATCTCGATTGGTATCATCTAATGTAAGTTGTAGGTTAAAGAATTCTGGATCGGGTAAGTTGTCGCCATCAATTAATACAAATCGTTCAGTATCACTTGCGGCTGCGGCTGCTTTGTGTGCAGCATCACTGCCTTTGACTCCATCTACACGTTTGGCCCACGGCACCATGTTTTGAATTTTAATCCAAAACTCTTCTTTTTTAGGTTCATCGTAACTTAGGTAGATGCAGTCTAAATCTGCTATATCAACGATTTGTGTCATAGTATTCTATATCCTGATAGGTGTCAGTTGGTTCTATTATTAGTCCTGCATGTTTCTTTACTGTGGCATAGCCCGTAATGCTACTAGTTAATTGTACACGATAACCAGGATTGACGTCAATCTTTTTCAGTTTGCCGGCGGCAATGGTATAGCGGAAATAACTATCATATTCATCTCGACTAACAACAACATACTGCGTATCTGTTGGATGATTCATCATCGTACACATTGTAATGATTCCATCTTCATTGTAGTGTAATCTATATTCTTTAACTTCTTCTACAATAGGTTTAAGCATTGCCAATGCTTTTTCAAATTCACTTAAAGAGTTCATGTTCATACTCCTTGACTAATTCATCTGTCACCCAAGACTTTTCATGATAGTGAATAGGGTGATATTGATTGGTGTTAGCAATACGTATCATTGGCAAGTCAGTTTCACACACGACTAACTCAGGCCAGGGCGTACTAGTCCATGCGTTAATTGCCGGCTTCATATGTACAAAATTAATAAAATCTAAGCTGGGTAGTGTGCAATCTTCTACACCAATTAACTTTGCAGTTAAGGCATAAACAACGTCGGTAGTAGGATTATCATCGCGACAGTTGAGTAATACATTGTCACGTAGATAGGCCCAATTTTTAAATATTTGTTCTGCTAGGATAAAGAATTGGGTTGCTTCACGTGTATATCTAAAATACATTAATCCATTGTAGGTATCAGGTAATTCATTGTCGTCAAACAATTTTCTATATTCACGCGATGTGCTCAACTCTTGCTGATAGTTTCTACATCCAGTGCTTAATACAACATTCTTTAATCTAAACGCATGCCACCAATGTTGAATGCTTCTTGTAAACACAATGTCGCTTTCAAGTTTAATTGTTTCTTTGAATGGGGTGAGATAAAATGTCTGCCACTCATTTGATAACTTCCAAGTTTCGTCTTGGGCTAGGTCATTGTCAATAGTAACTACATAATCGAACACCCGGCGGTGTTGTTCTGTTACCTGTTCAAGTGTATTTTTATCAACTGCTACTGCGTATAAACTATCAGGCATGGTCAGTTTAATACTCATTGCTTGTACGTAAGCAAGCTGTAAGTAATCAACCTCTGCTGTATTCTGCGCAATGGTCATAAAACCCTGCTGTGCTTGATGTGGTGTTATGCGCATACTGTATCTACCAACCGATCAAAGTCTGCACTTAATAAGTAGTCTTTATCCATTATGTGTACGTTTTGCTTGGCAATGACATGTGCAGAATTTTCCTCACGTATAATCATCTTTTTGCCTGTTATTTCAATGTTTTTAATTAGTTTATCCAAGGTTAACATGGTAAAAGGTATACTTTGTGTGGTGTTAGTAGTGTACCCATTAATAATGTTGTTGGCAATGGCAAACGCATAATCATTGCGGAAATTACGTTCTCTTAAGTGATATAGTTTTTGATAGTAAGCATAGTTACGTTCAATACGACCAACTAGATCAAATAACATTTGTGTTTTATCTGTACGTTTGAATGTTAGAGCAGTGGCCCATATATAATCTAAACTTAACTGACCCATGTTGCCCGACATCGACTGTTTAGGACTTTGATTGTTATGCATTAATTTATAATCAACTGTGGTTTCAAGTATGGTTAATAAACTTGAGTCTAACTGTAGATAATCACTGTCAAGTAATATAGTTTCATCATAGGGACTAAGTTCATATGCACGATATCTACCACCGTTCTTCCATTCTGTGCCACCGGCATAGCCAGTACGATAGTTACTTAAACTAGGTACGCCCGGATCTGTGATAATAGTAGTAGGTAAGTTTAATGTATGTTTTATTAGTCGTGCGGCTTGCTCAGCGATTCTAACATAATCGACTGCGGCAGTGTTAACAGCAAATAGTACAACACCTTTAGACTTTGCGGGCACGTCGAATTTCTTCATATTGAATATGCCATGCGTTCATTACTTGTTGATAGTGTTGTCGACACAATTCTAAAAATGCTAGTCGTTGTATTTCTATAGGATTTTCGTAGGTATCTTCAAGATATACAGTATCAGCAGTCCACGTTGCTAGGAACGCTATAAGTTCCGGTGTTACTTTAAAGAGTCCGTTGTTATACGGAACATGTAAATCTGTTTGTATTTTCTCTTTAAGTATGCGTTTGTTAGTTTGATAATCCGTTGCTTGTTTTATTTGAGCAACTAATTGAGTAATTTCTGTTGTCATAATAGTAATTAGCCATAAAAATAGGTAAGTCAAAATAACTTACCTATAGTATAAGACATTTGTATTAAGTTGTCAACTAAGTTATAGTTGGTGTACCCCATGAGTTAGTTGTAAGATACGTTGATTCTGGGTATACAACGTCAACTGCCATTCTGTAGGTTAAACTTAATGTGTCATTCCAGTTTTTGTCAGCAACAGTGAACACAGTGCGGAAAACTACGTTTAATCCGTTTGAGCCGTTAGTAGTGTCACTACTGCTTGTATACACTTGTAAATACCCAGTGCTTGCTGTGTAACTTGCTGTGGTATCAGTTACTTGCACTATAGTAGCCGGTGTGTTAAGTACGTTAGTTCTATAACCAAGTGCTGTATTGTTTGTGTTTAAGGTAATGCCAGTGCCTGTACGTCCACCATTTGCTGTATTTTTAAATCCTACACCGCCAATACCGGTTACTAGTCTAGCAAAACTACTTTCTGATCCGTTATCGGTTGAGTTAACTGTACTTAATCTTAAATTTAACTGACCGCCTGCATTAAAGAAATAACGTGCTTGATCAGCACTACCAAATGTCACTGTACGATTTACTGTATAACTACTTAATCCAGTTGAACCCGTTACTGTTACATCAAAGTTTGCACCGGTAGTTGTAGAACCTTGCGCACTATATAAAGCTGCATTTGTATTAATTGTTGTTACTGCTGTATTAACATTGGCAAAATATGTAATAGTCTGTCCAGCTGTGTAGTTACCGTTTAATTGTGCGCCGGCACCACTTTGATGACCTAATGCACCATTAAGTAGTGTTAGTAATCCACTCCATTGTGTGGCTGTTACTGTTGCTGCAGCAGCAACGGTGTTAATGGCAGTAATAGTTTGACCATATCCTGTGGCACCTGTGCCGACTCCCATAACATAAGCAATGTTTTTAGTAACATTGGTATAGGTACCCTGGGTACCGCCCCATGCTAGGTTGTTATAGTCTGTTGCTGAAATTAATCCACCTGATGCGTATGCCATTTTTTATTCCTTAACTGTTTAATTTAACTATTGCTTCAACAGTGCCTTCGCCTGTTGTTGTTTTATCTTCTAGTGCGCGACCAATAACATTAAATGCTGTCATTTCGCTACGTGTTGCGGCACGAGCCAATCCACGGCCTGCACTTACTAATCTATCACCTTTTGTTACAGTACCAATTACTCTAACTGGTACACGACCATTAACTGCCACTGGTGGGTGAGTAACATTATCACCTGCACTGCCGTTCATTAGAAAGCCTGCGTTAGTACTTATCACACCAAAAACTGCTTCGCTTAATTCTTGAACTGCAGCAGTAATTTCTTTAACTCCGCCAAGTTCAACTACTGTACCTGGTAATAATGGTGTATCTGTTTCAAATCGTTCTGCCAAGTCAGCGTAACTTGCTGTAATTGCCTGGCCAATAAAATATGTACCATGTACGTTGGCAAATCTACTAGATGTACTACCAATGTTAATTGTAGCATTACCGTTAGGTAAAATTGAGTTGGATACAACTGTAATACCTTGATTTAAAGTATAACCTGTAACTGTCAAATTGCCGGCAACACTAGCAGTGCTCTGTGCAATTAAGCTACCCGGTAATGTAACTGCAGCGGTTAATCCAGCAATACCAATTGCTTTTGTACTAACTCCGCCTTTGTTAACCCATAAATTTAAATCGCTGTTGTTTGATGAATTGACCAATCCAACAGTGCCAGTTACTGATCTAATAGCTAGATTGCCTACATCAAGTCCCCCCGATGCTGTGATTTTATATGCAGTACTAGTATCTTGGTCTGAACGTAAATACGATCCGCCGGCAATACCACCAACTTGCAATGCATTACTAGCTGATCCAGTGAATTGTGCTCCAGTTAATGCAGTTGGGCTAATTAAATTCATACCAGGTTTAACTGTTGTGAATCCTGTAATCGATGTTTGTGGAGTGAATTCACTATCTTTACTTAAAATAGCGATTACACTATTGGAAATGTAAAATTTAACAATAACATGACTAATCGAACTACTATCTAAAATAGTTTCAACTACTGCTCCAGATGTCCCCGCAGTAGTCGTGTATGATGGGCCAATAGTTACCCATGCACTGCCACTCCAAACTTTAAGTTGTGCATTACTAGTATCCCACCATAAATCGCCTGTAACAGGACCCGTTGGTGAACTACTAGATGCCGCTGAACTGCTGATAGGTTTCCATAAGCTACCACTGTATACTTTTAATACATTATTTGTACTATCATACCATAATTGACCAGTGCGTGCATTCAATGGTGCTACTGTGTTGGTAAAATTTTCAAGTAATTTAACATAATTCTCATTGAGAAATAAACCATATCCGGCATAGTTTTTACCAATCAAGGTTAAACTTGTAGCAGATGTATTCACTGTTCCATCTGCTATACTTGCAATAGTTGCCCCTGCTGTTGTAGTTACTGTATATGACATTGTTTTTACCTATTATATATTATTTATCAGTTCTATACAGTGTATTGGAACCAGAAATCGCCATCATTACCCTGGCCTGAGTTAGGAGCTGATGTACTTACAAATTTAGCACTGCCACCCCACCATTGTCCAGCTGTTCTTACATATTGTGTAGTTGCCACGGCCGCATTACCTGTACTAGTGTATATTTGTGTTTGGGTTGCTGCTGTAGCACCTGCAATTAAATTTACACCGCTGGCACTTGCAGTCAGTACACTCGTGCCGTCAATAGCTAAATTTGCACTGCCTGTGCCACTATCAATAATTTCTATAAAACTATTTCCTTGATATATTTTATTTTTTAAGAATCCTGAATTATTAACAACAAATTCAGTAGTTGCAATTGCAGTATTGGCAGTGTCAACTGGCATTGTGATTGCTGTTGAAATACCAGTTAACGTGGCATCAACAAAACTATCATCAACATAATTTTTTGTAGCCACGCCTAATAATGTTGTTGGATCTGCTGCCACTTCAACAACACCTGTTGTTCCGTTAATAGTTAAATAGGTAGTACTATTTGTAACTAGGTTAATATCACCATTTGTACTATTGTTTGTTATCGATGCGTTAACTCCGCTAACTGATAACGATAAGTCCAGTCCAGCACCAATTGTAATTCCACTATCATTTATAATGCGCAGATTACCGGTGCTACTGTTATTAGTGTCTGTACGTAGATAATTGCTAGCAATAACACCACCTAAATAACTAGCATTATTAGCAGTACCCCATAGTGTGTGTCCACTACGTAAATTATGTCCAGTTTTAATAGAGGTAAATCCAGTAATTGCAACCGCTGGTGTAAATTCACTATCCTGGCTGATAATTGCAGTGCGTGTGCCATCTATGTATAATGATACAACATTATGAGTTGTACTAAGAGTGTCTATAATTTGTTCCCATATAGCACCACTTTTACCGTACACTTTACTCCAAGTTGGGCCAACTAATTTCCAACCAGAAACATTATATGGTGTAGTACCATCATACACATACAGTTGATCAGCATAAGTATCCCACCAAATATCACCTGCAATCACAGTCGATGGTGCACCAACTGTACTACTATTTTGCGCAGTTGCACTACTAATGATTTTAAAATACGTACCAGTGTAGACTTTTAATAACTTAGCAGTTGTGTCCCACCATAATTGTCCACTTAGCGGATTGCTAGGTTCAATATCGTAGGCAAAATTTTCAATTAATGAAACTAAGTTATCAGTCATTATCTGACCGTAGTTACTGTAGTTACGACCAACCAATGTTAAACTAGTCTGCGCAGTATCTACAGTACCATCTAAGATAGTACCTAGTGTTGTTCCGTTTGTTTTTCTTATTATATACGCCATTTTATTATCCTAGTTATGCAGTGGTACTTAAATTAGTCAGTGTCTGTATACGCACTGTGTAATCAATTTGAATCAATCTGTTTAATGATTTTTGCACTGGGCTAAAAATCACGTGTGTCAATAATTTACCGAGGCCTTCGCCTGATGCGTTAAAACCTTTTAAGCCTAGTTCGTCAAATACAAATTGACCGTTTAGGTCTTGGCTATTATCGAACACCGCTTGCCCATTTGGCTCACCATAGTCTAATAGACAACTTACAATGATATCACTATAAATTTGTCCAGGTACGTGTGTAATTACCATTTTATTTCTTAATGGATCGCCATTGGCAGCATTTGTGTCATCGATGATCTTAAAATATTGCGGACTATACAAGTCGGCATTTTGTACGTTGGTATTAGTTGGCAAATATGTGATAACGCCAGTAGGGTCAACTGTAGTACCACCGTTACCAAAATGCATTTCAGTAATAAATTGTGTGCCTTTATTGCTTAAACTTTGTGCAATTGCTTCACTCATATTTTCATAATGAATAGCATTGCGTTTGTTTACGTACACTTCATTGGTTTCAGGATCAAATATTTTAATATGACCTTGAAGATGTATACCACCACGCTCATCAGGTTGTTTAGCTGGTGCAGCAGTTGGTTGTGAGTTCATCGTTGAATCTTGCATTTTTTTATCCATATACTTATTTATTTCATTATCAATCATAGTCATTATGCGCCTGTGCCGCCATTTAATGCTTTAACCACTGCCGCTAATCTATCAATAGCGTTTTGTAGTGTTGTTGGTGCTGTACCTGCCCAATTTCCCGACGTTGCTGGTGTATATGATACTGTTCCGTTTGTAGGTAAAGTTAAGTTGCCAGTTTGAGTAAACTGCCATGTATGTGTCACTGCGGTATTAGCATTGTGTACAGCTACATTGGCATACGTTTGGTTAATTGCTATGTAATTAGTAACAGCAACATTAGCACTAGGGGTTATTAATGTTGCGCCACCGGATGTAGCCCCCGATAAAATGGCATAATCTATGCCATCAACTGTTGCAGTAAATAAACTAGCACTCAGCGGTAAATTAACTATTGCAGTTGAGACGTTAGCGGCATGGACAGTGTTCCAGCGATACGCTGCTGTGCCCAATGTGTAATGATCATCATTTGAAGGAACTATACCAATTCCGTCTGGGTTATTACCCTCAAATATCAATGCACCTTCATCTGCTCGGGGGTCACCATTTGTTGTAACGGATAGTGCTACAGTACCATAGGCTAAATTAGCCATATTGCTGTCAAATCCTGTTTGATACAATGTTGTAATACCAGTTATATCTGCTTGCCCTGTATATAATGAGCCGCAACCTATAGAACTAGTAACAACTAAATCGTCTGCCGCTATTGTACCAGTAGCAGTAAACGGCAATGACGTAGTAAGTGTATCATCTATAATACTAATATTGCCGCCACCAATATAAATTGTACTACCACTTAAATATAAATCTTTCCATTTTGCAGTCGGACTACCTAAATTATAAGTTACGTTGGCACTTGGAATAATATTTCCAAATGTTGTGGTTCCGTTAGTGATGTTGCTGATTGATGTTAATTGCGTTGCATTATTTGCATCAACATAGCCTTTCAATGCAGTATTTGCAGTTACAATAGCAGCATTAGCACCTGTAACTGAATTAGTAACAGTGGTAATTGCGGCATCGGTATAGCCTTTAAGTGCAGTATTAGCTGTAACTATTGCGGCGTTAGCACCCGTAACTGAATTGGTAATAATAGTATCTTGTGCATCAACATAGCCTTTTAGTGCTGTGTTAGCTGTTACAATAGCAGCATTGGCACCAGTAACTGAATTGCTAATTATAGTATCTTGTCCATCAACATAGCCTTTCATACTAGTATTAGCAGTTACAATAGCAGCATTGGCACCAGTAACTGAATTGCTAATAGCAGTGTCCTGTGCATCAACATAGCCTTTCATAGCTGTGTTAGCGGTAATTATTGCAGCATTGGCGGCTGTTATCTGACTTAATTGCGTTTCGGCATTGGCCTGCCAAGCTGCACTAACAGCTGCAATTGCGCCACTTTGTACTGCGGCATTGGCTGTAGTCGACGCAGTTAAATTTGCTAAATCTGTAACCACAGTTCCGAGGATGAATGTTTGTAATTGTGCAACATTACTTTGTACTGTTGTCAATGTTCCGGCAATATTACCAACTACAGGAATTATTACATTTCCCTGTACTGTGGTTAAATTTCCTAATTGGCTAATCTTAATCGTCGACATTCTTAATCCTCAATAATTGTTTTACTATCTTCAGTAGTTAGTGTATTTACCGCATCTTCTGTTGTAATCATATCTTTAATCGCTGTAACTACGATATTTGTTGCTGTACTGCCTTTTAAGAATGTCACTGGTACAGTTGTTGAACCGTCAAATCCAGTACCATCAGTTGCCACTCCACTGCCTAAATTATACCATACATTTGTTGTGTGTAATTCTATATTTGCTGCAATAGTTACATTGCCGTTATTATCAACAAAAGGAATTCCGTTATCGTTTCTACCAACCGGAACAATACTTAATGGATACACATTCCCAGTGTTGGTTCCATTTATTATTATTTCCGAATTAAGTGTGATATTACCAGTTATAGTAGTTGGATAAACTGCAACATTGGATCCATTTATTGCAATATTTCCACTAGCTCTGCCTGTATTCAATGTTGTAATGCCGTAGTAACTTACAGAAACGTTACTAACATTGGCACCATTAGTCAATACTGTTACATTAGCACCTGTTGATGATTGTGTTATATAATCACCACTGGATACTGCAATATTTCCACTTAACTCTAAGTAATTATCTTGGAACGTTAAGCTGTTTGAGTTATTACGTATGACTAATAATACCCGTGCTACGGAATCAATGCCGGCCACAGTCAGTGATGCACCAGATACAGTTTGTGTTATTACATCACCCACATTAGCAGTTACACTGTCTGACAATGAAAGATAATATGAACGAGTTGACGTTACAGTATATGGTGTAGTTGTACTAAGGACTACATTAGACACTGTTCCAGGAACAATTTGGTCAGCACTTCCATCAGTTACAACTGCGCCAGCGTATTGAATTACTGGAGTAGCGGTACCTTGTGTACCACGACGTATTTGTCCAAGTGTATTAGTCGTTAAATTACGAGTGTAGTAAGTTATGCGCTCACCGTTAATGAATATTACGCCAGGAATAGCAAGTTTAGCAATACCAATTGCATCTATAAACGGTTCTGCTAATTTGCTAGCATCTGCTACGACAATTTCAGTGTCAGTGATGTTCAACGGAGCCGCTAGTGTTGTTGCATGTGCATCAGCAATACGTAAGTAACTTTCTTCGCGCATCATGTTACTAAACATTCTATAGGCAATTACATCAACATTGCCATTAATTTTAGTATAGACCTGCATGTCTAGTGTATCAAATACAATACCAGGGACCATTTCTTCTGGAGCATGACTTGAGTATGTGTCTACATAAGCACCACCCACAACATCAATATCTTCAGCACGTGTGCCCAATGCTAGGTCAGTGTAGCTGCTACGAATAATAGTATCCACTGTTGCATCATCTAACAATGGTAATCCATCTGCATCATATTGTATTTGGTCAAACAATCCATTATCAAATGGCGTTGCGCCGCTGAAGCCAGGTGCTTGATCAAATCCAAGTCCTTGTACTTTTACTCCTGGGTAATCAATACCACGTAGTAATTGTGTTAAATCACGTGCTGGCATCGAAGCACCTGGTTCGTAGTATCCTACAATACGATCATTTGCATTGGTAAAATTAGCCGAACTGTATCGTGTATAATCCTCAGTGTGTACAAACGTAGATCCCGATGTTATGTTTGCATTTACTATAAATGCATGACGAACAGCACCGGCCAGTGAACCCACATGAGTTACAATATCGCCAACGGTATAAGCAGTATTGGCAGTCCATTCTTGTACATTACTTGTGTAACTAATTCTATCAAATTTTAGTGTTGTATCAAATGTTCTAATTTGATTATTTTTAAGTACAGCATAAGCAGTTGCTGGTGTTGTATTTGTACCATTGATTAACACAGTTGGAGTTAAGAAATATCCAGTACCACGAGTTAAAATCTCAATGCTAGTCACTGTACCTAAATCAAAGTCGATGATTGCACGTGCAGTTGCTCCTGTGGCAGCTAGTCCGCCACCTACAATAGTAACAATTGGTTCAGCAGTGTATCCACTGCCACCGTATTCTACAATAATGCTTTCAACATAATGATTTCTATTTGCATACCATTGATTGTAAGTATCAGTTTGCCATAATGCTTCATCTTTAATTACATTTTCACCACTTGGACTACGGAATACTTTTGTTTCTGTATCGTAGTAACTAGGCAAATCAAAGTCAGTTACGCTACCTGCAAATTCATCATTACTATCGTAGTTAATAGAATATTCACGTATTTTAGTTGAATATGGTTTAACTTCTGTAATGTAATTTTCATAATACGTTTGATTATCCTTGATGTAATTAGGATATTGTATGAGTGAACGCAATTTATGTGATACACTAATGAAGCTAGTTTTAAATATCCAATCAACATATTTTTGTTCATTGAATAGATAGTTAACCATTACAAAGAATAATTTATTAAATTCTGTGTCTAGCTCACCGACAAAAATATCATCTTTAAGTGCATTAATTATATAACGAATTTCAGTAGTTGGAGTCGTATTGTTAATAAAATTACCAGACGATGTTTTTAATTGTATAGTTCCGTCTTGAATACCTACTACATCAAATTGGCCATTGCTGTTAAGAACTAATAAATTCCAGCCCCGTGCGCCGCCAGAGCTTACTCTAACAAGTACTTCTTCGCCTACAGCAACTGGTAATTTTAGTGCATCGGTTAGTGTGTCAACTACGTATTCAAGTTGTGTATCTGTGCCATAACCTGGGGCATACCAATCAGCATAATCCCAGTATAAGTCAGTTTTATAACTTTGAACTTGAGTAACAGTCCACGTTTTATCTGCAGACAATTCGTACAGGACCCATAAATTATCTCGCGTAGTATCTTGATTTACTAAAACTTTATAACCGACAGACAATTCATTTACGTCGATGTATGCTAACTCTACTTCTGTTGCTATTTTTAAATCATATTCGCCTAATTTAATATTAGGTTGTGCTTCAGCAGAACTGATAGTAGTTAAATCACAATTTCTTGCAATTGGTTTAGTTATCAGTATACTGTTCGCATAGTCTACTAGGTTAGCATAAGCAGCAATTCTATCAGCAAACATAGCCTGACGTGGTCTTGTTCCTAGACCAAATTTATCAGCTTCGCTGAGTGCAAGATCGGGTACTTCTGCACCTAATATATCAATACCGGCTAAACTATCAATTAACTTATTGATAATTTTAGGAGATATTATACTATTTGCATTGCCTTTTTCTACTAACTCATATTCACTGTGAATAATATTAGTATTTTTAACTGTGTTATAGTCAAGATGCAATATGGTGTTTTGCGCAGAAAGATAACTACCTACGTTGTATAAAACAAAGGCATTATTTTGTATAATTGCTGCATAAGGCGTGCCTTGATTTTTAGGATTTTCAATTATATCTTTTATTGCGGCAATCGGCAAACGTCTAGTTTCATTATTCGGATCAACAGTTGTTTTATTTTTAACCCAATAAAAATATTTGATACTAATAATATTAGTAACTTGGTCAACATAAACTAATTCAACATACGCACTATCGTCAGCATATTTTGGCGTTCCTTCTCCGCCGCTAGCAATATACGCACTTGGTAAGTATGCACTTTCTACCCACTCCAGTACTTCAACTGTCGAGCCCGGGAATAGTCGACCCCAATTAATACTACGATATGTTAGGCCATCTTGTTCGTAGTCAATGTAACTGAGTTGACTCAGATTCCACCATACTTCGCCAACTTGAGTACTGCTCCAAAATATAGTATCATTTAGACTAACTGCACTATTTGTTCCGCGATTATATACAGCTGGATCATATCCAGTTTTGTATGCTATTTCTTGGTCTGCGCGGCCAAGAATTTTACCTTTTGCAGGATCAATAAATTCTAAAGTTGTTAGAATAGTATTTGACAGATTGCTGTATAGATACATTCTATTAACTGATTCTATATCCACTGTTGGTTGTTGATATCTAATTAAACTCCAACCACGTTTATTCACTGTATTATTAAACAGATATATGCTGCCGCCATCTGTAATTGTAGTATCGTCGGTTGGTGCACTTACTATAATATGTCCGCCAATTATATCAATGGCCGCACCAAATCCGTCACCTGGGTTTAAATCAGTTGGGTCAAGTTGTTGACAGAACGCATAACGTCCAGGATGTTCAACCATATCACGTGGGTCGTCATACAGTTCATATGTGTACACACTACCGCTGGCTTTAACACTATCAACGAACGATGTAGAATCATCATCAATTACAGTAGTGTCGCTATCAAAGGTAGTGAACGTATTAGTTGTTCCACGGTCACTACTGATCACTAGCATATAAGCATTACGAGCTAGAATAACTTTAGTACCAAAATATTCATTGTTGCTGTTATATGGGGTAACAATAATCTGCATGAATGCAAATATAGCCAAGCCTGCGTCAGCATATACACCAGCACTGCCCGGCATATTGCTGCCTGACAGAACACGTAAACGATTTTTTGCCACAGTTTTATCACTGTCTAAACGTAGGTATCCGTTTTCATTAACTGCGGTAATACCTAATAGGTTAGCATCATTAATATCCTGTATTAAACTATCCAAACTAGTACCAGTTACCGTGACTGGGAAGTTATCTAAGCGGATTGTGTCGCCCGGAGTAAACGTTGGGTTCTTTGTAAAGCCTCTGTTAATACCGTATAGCGTGCCTTTGTTGTGGAATTTCCACACTGCACCAGTATTGTAAACTGTACCTGCATTGTAAAACGGAGCACCAATGTAGAATGCACAATTATTTGAACAGATAGTCAGTGATGTTCCGAATCTTGCACCTTGCTGGATAGCACTTAAACTTCCGCCTAAGCTGTCAATACCAATTAATCTTTCTAATAAGGTAAATTCATTTGTTTCAATTTTTACATTTTTGCCTACGCCCAGTGGCACAAATAAAGTTATTTCTTTTGCGCCAGTTACTGCATAATCAAATATTTCAATGTCATCAACTGTCACTGAATATACAGGTGCTATATTTCCTTCTGTAGTATACACTGTGCCATTT